ACCAGTTGAATTTGTATCACTACCCGCCATTGTCCTTGCAAACGCATCGTAATGCGTTCCCGTTCCATTAATTTTTTTTATTTTATTATTTATATTAGCATAAAAAACACTAAGACTTGTCTTATCAGCTTTTCTAACAGAATCTTCTAACATCGAAAATTCGTGTGTGGTCAACATATCGATTAATTTCGGGTTTATTTTATCTGTTGTGGTATTTGCAAAACCAGAAAATAACATTAATTTATCAACAAACTCATAAACAGTTTCAATCGGGGTTTGTTTTATATCGTAAGAGTTTATATTATTTATAACCAATAACGATGATATTAACCCACGAATTTGATTACTAACAATTTGATTGTTTTCATTTATTAAATTTACATTCACCACCTCTTCTGATATATCATCATTGGTATCGGTTGAATTTTTAGGGAGTTTCTGCATGGCTTTTAAAGCACGAAAAATTTCCTCGGTAAACTGAACTTCAAACCATTGGTTTGTATTTATATTTCCTGGATATGTTTTTTTAAAAACATATGTATCACTAGCAATATCTAGTTCTTTTTTAAAATAGTTGGGGAAGGGGTAGAATTTTTTTATATCGGGATTATCAATATCAATTTCATATTCACCAAAAAGAGATTGTATTTCTCCCCTGTGTTCATCATCAGCAATTTGTCTAAAAGAATTTAACGCTGATAAATTTAATAATGTTAAGAACACTTGCATGTTATTCATTAAAATACGGATAACATTATCAATATTAGGCACAAAACCTATTTTTTCTTTTAAATTAAAAAATAACTGATCTTCAGTATTAGAATCCACTTTTTCAAAGAAACCAATAAGATTTTTTATTATGATTTTATGAACTTTTATGAAAAATACATCACTAAAATATACATTCTTAAGGGTGTTAATATCTTTCGAAGAGGTGTTATTAAACAGTATTAAATCATCATTAAAAATTGTTTTTAAATCACGATCACTTAATTGAGCTATATATGATTTTTCGTTATCGAAATCTTTACTATTACTCAATTCTGATATAATATTCTTAATAATATTACTTTTTAAAGCATCTCTATTATTAATATTAGAATTAGTGGTAGATGAAAACGATAAACCATCTATTTGTTCCACAACCTTTTCAGAGTACTCTCCTATTAAAAGATATGGGTTAATTTTATTACCACCAGTCTCTTTAGCCATTGCACCAGAAGATAAACCAGCTATTGACCCATTTTTTAATCTATTCAAAAGATTATCATTAAGGTAATATTTACTAAAACTTCTGTTATCTTCTACTAACTTTTTCCGCCATTCTGGTATTTGTGTTTTTATAGACCTTTCAAATATTCCCTCTAATGCAGAATATGCGTTTAAAGCTTCTGATCTATCATTATTAATCGCAGTAAGTGTATCTTTAAAAGATAAATCATCACGACCTAGAGCAGTATCTGTTCTAATCATATCCATTATTGATGGATATTTTTTAAATTCGTGTTTTTTGTATTCGTCTGTATTTTCACCGTATTTTTTTGCGTATTTTCTGTTTTGTTTCTGATATAACGCTTTTAATAATCTTTTACCAAGATAATCTTTACTATTCTCACCACCAATTTTATACATATAAGGTGCTAAGTAAGCATATACCATTAAAAAGTTATTATATATTGAAAATGTTCTTGATAAGAATTCAGCCCTAATAATGTAATTACCTGTTGATGAATCAAATGTTGTTGACGTTTTTGTCATTGACAAAGGGTATTCAATACCTTTACCATAGTAACCCTTTATTGTTAAACTAAACAAAGGATATGGAAATCTATAAAAAATATTATATGGGTTTGTTGGGTCATTACCTCTCTCAAGCAACGTTCTACCCTGTACATCAACAAATTCTATCTTTATGATGGGTGTCATCGCCGCATTATGAGAAACGTCAATACTTGTTATACCAAATGTTTCTGGGTCAAAAAAACCATCTTGTTCATTATTTGTTGTAAAAAAATCACTCCAGTCTGTTGTAAAAACACCCTTATTTCTTTTTTTAGCAAAATTTATGGTACCATCATTATTTTTATCCGCTTTTTCTAAAGGGTTCATAAAATTAACCCCTATTTGGCCAATAGTAAAAACTTTAGATCCATTCCTATCACCACTATCTACAATAGCACTATCAGGATTTAAACGAGCGGTAAGATTTGCGTACATCACAAGATCTTCCTGTTTAATATATCTAGGAATAATATTGTTATCGCTGTTAATTACTTTATTCGGATCAACAACAAAAATCCCTTTTTTTTCAGGTTTACCTACCTCTGTTGGTAGTTTACCAAAACTGGATAATATCTTTTCATCATATGTGTTACCCATAATACGCTACCCTGTTTTTTAATTTTATATCATATTCGTTTAAAGTATCTTGTAAAGGATATGGTATCCTAAGCGTTGTGTTATCAGGTATTTCCCATTCACTGGGTGCCACCTCTGGATTCGCCATTAAAATTAACCAACCGTAATATGGTACCGAATAATATTGTTGACTAATCTTATCCAACCTACTTTTACCTGTGTTATAAACAGTAAATAAATCGGTTGTTTTTTCGATTAATTTAATAAACGGTGGGGATATGTGTTTTGAGTCACTATCTAATGTTTTATATCTATTAAAGTATCTAGCCATATCAATAATTAATTATAAAGCTCTGGGTAAAGTTTAGCCAATTGTGTTTCGGTGTTTATTTTAAACGACTCAGCTTCGTTTACTGAACATATATTAATAATAGACTCATTTTTATATTTTGTAAAGAGTTTTAAGTTTTTAATGATCGTACTATCTGGTTTACTTGTCTCCCTGAATGTAACTTTATAATCATCATAACTACCCTTAATTAATTTATTTTGTGTCTCTATTCTATCTAACACTTTACTTGAATCGTCAATACCAAAAATGTTTTTATTTATTTTTTTTATGGTATTATCATTTATATTTGACGCATAATTAAAAACATCAGTTAAATCAGAGTCATATTTTTTAACAAAAGTTTCGATAAGTTTGAATGTGTCCTCAATCGATTTTTTAATTTTGGATATTTGTTTTTTCTTATACCCAATAAGCCTTATCGGGTTATTTCTGATACTCGCTGGGGGGTTAATACCAGTATTTTCTATTTTAGCCATAATAGCTTCAATATGAACTGATTTGTTCACATAAAGATTATATAAAAATTCTATGAATAAAACATCTTGCATAGCTGACATTTTTACCGTTTCACCATATACGTCACTATTATAACTTAATTTAAGTTTTTGTTGGTCTGGTAATGAATTAATATACTCTTCTGTTATGGTATAATCATAAGCCATTAAAGTATTAAGGTTTTTTAATTGCGTTTTTAAATCAGTATCAGTTAAATTTGGGTTATTATCATTAAATAAATAATAATTTATCTCTTTTATAAAACTATTACCAGAATTAGTTTTCTTATTTAAACCATAGTAAAATAAAACATCTGAAATCGTTAATTTGCTTGTTGGAACACCAGAAGTTCCAGAAGTTCCTGAAGTTCCTGAAATACCAGATGTCCCAGAGGTACCAGATGTCCCAGAGGTACCAGATGTCCCAGAGGTACCAGAGGTTCCAGATGCCCCTGGGTTTAATAAAATACCACTCAAATTATTAATCTGTAAATCAAATTCATAGGCTGGTGTATAAACTAAATCAATGTCATTGTTTTTAGTTTCAGAATCATCTGATAACATAAAATCTAACGTTTTATTACTAAAATCTAACAACTCATAATTAATTTTTTCAAATGTATATTGCATTTGGTACTTACCTTGATTATATATGTTATTAGCCGTATTAGTTACGTTAGTGCTATCATCCCTACTAACCAATGCATATGACGTGGTTTCTAAAGACCTAGCGCTGGTACCGTACTCATAAGGGTTAAATGAGAAGTTCTGATCTGTTGGGCTAGTATTCGATGGTAAAGTTAATTGACCAAACTTAAAAGTGTTCGTAGCTGCCGTACCATTGATTTTTAATACATTATTTGATGGTAAAAAATTATTAAAATCATACTGATTTGGTAAGTCTGTAAGTGTTGGATAACCTAACACTTCACTAATGTAAGTCATATTCCTTATATACTCTTTAATAACACTATCAGATATTGTATTATCCAGTTCGTTTTTAAGTTGTTTAAAGAAATACAATCCGTTACCAAGTGACGCGTATTTTTTTATTAAACTAGGTGTTGGTGCACCAGTACCAGTACCAGTAGTAAGAATATTATAAACACCACTTAAATTAATTAATTCACCACCGTCTATTGATAATTTTTTATATTCTTCATACGGATTGTAACCAAACATTGTACTATCATTGATTGGGGTACTTAATTTTTTAGCGTTAGGTATTACTTCATATAATGTGGCTCTACCCTCTGAATATGTTGCATCATAACCGTATAATGGTAGTGATAAACCAGCTAAGATAACTGACATTTTTGCGATTGAATCATTTAACGCTGTTATCGTTAAGTCGGTATCTGAATCTCTCTTAGAATAAAAGTTTGTAAATTCCGTATCAATATAACTCGTAAAATCTTTTATGTGCCCAGTTTCCAGATTTTTATAAAAGTTTTTAAACCCTTTTAAATCATCTGTTGTATCAAACCAAAAACCTAAAGTGTTTGTCGCAATTTTTGTTCTAAACTCATCAACAAAGTTAGATTCAATATCTTTATATATTTTTATACCATTCGTATCTTTAAAGAAAATACCACCAGTTTCAGATTTACCATCTACATTGTTTGTATAACCATTCGTAAAATTACCTTGGAAATATTTACCACTTCTACCGTTATTTTGTGCGCTTGTTAAAGCTGTGAAATTATAAGGTAAACCTTTACCATCACCAATTTTAAACATGTACTCTTGTGGGTGTAAATTTAATTTTAAAGCTTCAAAAGGTTCTGGTTTATTACCATTTTTACTTAAAAAAAATGGGTGTTGTTTAAACACATCACCAAGTTCTAAATATCTTCTTTCTTCAGCGACCGTGTTAAAGATTTGATAGTATGTTAAACCATTAAGGACTACCTCTCCGTTAACCTCTGTTGGTATAGTTGTATCAGATATGTTACTAATTATCTCACTTATAGTAGTATCAGTACCAGATAAAGGTTTTTTATAATTTTTATTTCTTAATACATTATTAAGTACTTTGTATTTACCAACTGTTTTATCTTCTGTTTTACCGATGTAATTAGCAAAATTATTTACGTAATCACCAAAACCATAATACAACTCACTAAATAAATCATAATATTGTATATCATATCTTTGCATGTAGTTTCTACCGTATTCTTGTCTAAAAGCGTATTCACCAAAATTAGAATGGTCTATTGCGGTCCAAACTTTCTTCGCGTCTTGTGGTAATGGGTCGGTTGGTTTTAATTTTGTGTAAACACCATTAACAATTGGGTATTGGTTAGCTGTTCTAACATAATATTGACCAAGATAAGTAACACACGCTTCCGTTTGATATTCTTTTGTTGCATCAAATTCCACCGCACTAGTTAATTGATTATAATACGTGCCACCAGCCAATTTTGGTAATAACCTTTCGCTAATAACACCAATCGTACCATAAGGTATTGGTAAACCTTCTGTTGAAGGTATTATTAACTCAGCTGCTTTAACAATTGGGATTAAATCCAATGAATTTTCAACAAAAAAATCTTGTTCAAGATTTATTAAATCTCTTTCTCTTCTATCTGTATTAGCAAACGTTCTTTCATCATATACATCTGTATTTGCGTAATAGTTAAATGTTAACGCGTTTTGTAATTGATCAACATATCTTCTTAAACCTTGTCCACCAATATATTTAAATGACATAGTGACTTTTGCAAGCATCGGTTGTACACCAATACCTTCAGGGTTTAAATCCCATAATAACGGATCATAATTAATATTTAAACTATTAATAATAATTTTTGTGTGATAAAAATCACCAATTCTTAAAACAGATACAGGTGGTCTACCAAACGCTGTATTCTTAGCATCGCAACCAGAAATACCAATGTCCTTGGTGATTGTATCACCAGGTCTCATACATTGCTGTAAAAAGGTTAATCTAGCGTTTAACCCTTCAGGTGTCATCGCATGGAATGCTGGGCTAAAATATTTTAATTTTTCTTTTAAACTATCAAAAATAATCGGTGATTCTTTTGACAAATATTCGAAGTAATCACATTCTGTTAATAATTTATTAAGTATTCTTTGCGCAATCTCTCTTTTTGTAACATTGGTTGTTGGGGCTTTTTCTTCAACATACAATGGTGATGTTTCAGCTGGTGGTTCTTCTCTTTTCAAAGGAATTTCTTTTGGGGTTAAAGTTGATTTAACCTCAACCCTTCTAGCGAATGAAGCTATTCCTGATAAGTTACCGCAAACAACATCCGCTTCTGTTTTTGTTACTTGTTGAAATGATGGCTTTTGACGTATAGATACACACGTACCGATAAATTCCTTACCTTTTGTTTCCGTGTTTCCTTCTGGTAATGAAGGTATAAACGGATTTTTAATTATTTCATCGAACTCATCATATGTTCTAACCATATAATATGTTTTGTTTTCACCATAAGGAATAGCGAAATACTCTATACCTTCATCTGTTTTTAATGGTTTACCAAATAGTTTAGTATATTCATTTTCTATTTTTATATTAGGATCATCAATAGAGTCTTGATATAAATCAGCCACTGTTTGACCGCCACCTTGTTGGATGCTAAACGTAATCAATTGTCTTTCTTCTGTACCAACCTCACCTCTATAAATTATGATATTTTTAGTTGTTTCTAAATCACCATGTAATTTATCAACAACGGTTCCATCACTTATCTCTTCGTTTTCTAATGTGAAGCATTTAATATTATTACTAGTCATTACATTGAGTATTAACCATTTTGTAACCGAAACAAATCTTCTTGACGCTAATTTATCGTTATATTTCTGTAAAGCATCTTGATTTTGACCAGGAGCTGATGGTGATGCGTAAGCAAGCATAGCAATACTTATATTATAATCTTTAACAGACGTATAATTATCCGCTGAATAAGTTGTGGCAACGCTTTCTTTTTGTTTTTTATAGTTATATGCTGGTGATTGGTTAGGGTCTAAAGGGTCCCCAAAGAAGTATTCATTACCTGCGGGCGCAGATTCACCTAAAGTATAGGCATATTGAATCCATTTCTTTTCCCCACTTTCTGAAAGAGGTTTACCGCTTACAGTCTGTTCTTGATATTCAGAGTTTTTTTCAAGATCTATATTATTAGCTAGATTTGAATATATATTGTAATATACATCATACCCATCCACCTTGAAATCTTTAGGTTCTTTATAAATATTTTTAGATAGAGGTATATCGTTTTCAAAAAATAAATTAAATGTACCATTAATTATTGTCTGAAGCGATGGTGTTTCAATTTTAATACTTTCTTGTTGGAAACTACCTGATGATTCAACTTTAGATCTAATTTTATCATTTGGTAATCTAACATCTAAATCAGCTATAACTTTTTTAAAATATTCGATATCACTATCACTGAATACACCCCAAATTCTCGCCAACTCAAAAATGTCATAATCCAAACAACCAGCCCAGAAAGCCGCCAATAATTCATCAACCTCACCATCTGTTAAAGCCGCAAATTCTTTATCCACCAATAAGTTCATTATTGTCGGGTGATCAACAACAATATCCCATGATAATGTTCCAGCTCTTTCGGTGTTGTTATATGTGTATATTGCCTCTGGTCTACCTAAGAATTGATGTGTTGTCCAGTTTGTTGTCGTATCATCTGTAAATCTTATGTTATATGGTGGGAACCACATAATTCTACCACCATTAGAACCTTTTTCACAAGGTGGTAAGTCTCTGAACTGAGCTGAATCTCTCCAAGCTAAGTTCTCAAGTGAGAACATGTATTTTCTAGCTCTTTTTTCACCAAAAGCTTCAACAACAGCATCACCCAATCCATCACCCAATCTACCGTAACCTTCGTTAACATTAAGCGCTGATGGGTGTATATTTAAATTTCCGTATCTATCCAATACAGAGTTTCTTTCTTTTCTATTTAACTCTTTCCATCTAATAAGGTCAGTTACTTTTGAGAATGGTTTTGCTTTTGTCCAAGACCTACAAAGAGAAACCTCATTGTACATTTTTTTACCATCTCTATTACCACCTCTATCTAAACCTGGTATCAGATAGTTATAACCAGTAACCTCACCTTTTTTGTTTTTTCTTTCAACCTTAAAAGGTGATATTACATTAGAACCTTTTGATGAAAAAGTATATCCATCAAAAAATTTAGTTTTTGTTTGGTCAATAGAATTGATCGCATCATTTCTTCCACCAGCTTCCAATAATTTTTGTGTAACAGCTAATATTGAACAATCTCTAAATCTACTAGCAGAATTTACTGATAAGCTACCGATATCCTTAATTTTACCATCCCAACTATCTGGATATGATGTCATTGCGACTGGATCCATAAAAGTTTCTTTACTCTCACCTCTCCAAATAAATGAAGTTTGAATTGACCCATATTTTGAAACATCTTCAACACCTGGTTCAATATAATAATTTTCAATACCACCCTCTCTCTTTATTCTAATAGCTCTGGTTAACTCACTATTAGCTCTAACTTGTAAACCGTTATCATCTTGTAATAAATGAAATATACTAACATTTTTACCAGCTGTAATGTATGGGGTAAAAACAACATCTTCAGTACCTTTTTGAGCTTTTGCAGCTCTTTTAAATAACCTAGTATCAGCACCTCTTAATTTACTCTGATAGTCTGGGGAGTACTTGTTATTACCAAGATTTGAAAATAAGAAAAATCTTTGCGCTCTACCAGTTTCATCTAGTCTATCAATAACTCTATTTTCTAATTTATCTTCTATTCTTGAGTTACCACTATCATTTGCACCAAAACATGTTGGTCTTAAAACAATAGAATCGTCTTCAAAGAATTCAGATGTTAATCCACCTAAATTAGTGATATCTGAAATAAAACTAGCTAATTTACCTAAACCACCTTTAAATGTTGTGATATCAGCGTTACCTCTTTCAATTATTGATGATGGGTCTTTAATAAATTCAATAACTTTAAGTGGGTTTTTTAACATATCATCAATAGTTGTTAAACCAGCCACCTCTTGAGCTGTTTTAGTTAATAGTCTTGTTTTTAAATGAAATTTTAATTCCAAGGCACCTATTTGTGCTAATAACGTATCATTTTTTAAACCAGGTTCCGTTAATAAATTAGTGATATCTAAATTAGGACCTAATAGAACGCTCAACGGAGTTGATGCTGTAGGTACGTTTAAGAAATCACCCATCTTTATATTAACTGGGTCGGAATTGTTTAATTTATCTTCTGTAAGATATGGATTTTGTGGTGTATTTGGTGTATTATTTAATAATAAATTCTCTAAAATTTCATAAACAATAGTATTTTCAGCACCATATTTATTGGTTACTACGTTTTTTGTATAGTCAGTTGTAAGCGATGATAATTGTGCTTGATTAGGTACAATAAAATCATTTATCAATGTTGCTGTACCAACTGGGATAGCACCTGGGTTAGACAAAGCAAAAGCGTCTGTTGGATCTGTTGGATCCTTTGCCATATTTTTATTAAACAAACTGATCATTATTGGACCAGATAATGTACCAATATCACCAGGGTTAACATTTGAAAATGTACTTATTTGTGATAATGTACCTCTACCAGCTAAATATTGAGCAGCAACTGACGCACTTGGTGATAATGTTGTAATACCAGCAGCAACATCAATTGGTGTGTTTAATGTCATTGAGATGTTTAAAGCTCTTGGTGTTACAGAGTCTGTAAGAACATCACCAGGATTAACAACATTAAAGTTATTAATTGTTGTATCTAAACCTCTACCAGCTAAGTATTGTGATGCGATTAAACCTGAAGGTGTTAAATTAACAATACCAGCGGCGATATCAGCTGGTGTGTTCAAATTCATCGCAAGATCCAATGTTCTTGGTGCAAATGAATCGGTAACAATATTACCAGGGTTTATGTTAATATAATCATTAATAACACTATTTAAACCTCTACCAGCTAAATATTGTGCAGCCAAAGAACCGCTTAATGATGTAACCCCAGCAGTGATGTCCGCAGGTGTATTTAATGTTCGTGCAAAGTTTGAATTTCTTGGTATTACAGAGTCTGTAACAACATTACCAGGATTTACATTAGGTAAAGTTGTAATCGCAATAAATGTACCTTTACCTGAAAGATATTGTGCAGCGTAGGCACCACTTAAATTTGTTAATCCAGCTGTTATATCAACTGGTGTACTTAATGTTTGTGCAAAGTTTTGTGTTCTTGGTCCTACAGCTTGTGTTATAACATTACCAGGATTTACATTAGGTAAAGTTGTGATAGCAACAAATGTACCTTTACCTGAAAGATATTGTGCGGCTAAAGAAGCACTAGGGCTTAAGTTATTTACACCAACAGTGATATCCGTAGGTGTACTTAATGTTTGAGCAAAGTTTTGTGTTCTTGGTGTTATGGCTTGTGATATAACGTCACCAGAGTTAACAACATTAAATGTATTGATAACACTAGGTGTTCCAAGACCTGATAAATATTGAGCAGCAAACGATGCGTTAGGTGTTAAGTTGTTTACGCCAGCGGTGATGTCTGTTGGTGTACCGATGTTCATTGCAAGGTCTAATGTCCTTGGTGCAACCGAATCGGTTACTACATCCCCAGAGTTAGTATTTTGGAAATTATTAATTACCGTAAAAGCACCCTTACCAGAAAGGTATTGGGCTGCGTATGTTGCGTTAGGCGTTAAATTTTGTACACCAGCAGTAATATCAGCTGGTGTGTTTAATGTCATAGCAAAATCCAAATTTCTTGGTGCAACGGCATCTGATAATACATTACCAGGGTTAATATTAATAAAATCATTAACAATTGTTAAAGCGCCTCTACCTGAAAGATACTGAGCCGCAATCGCTGCATTAGGTGTTAAGTTATTTACACCAGTAGTAATATCTGTAGGTGTATTTAATGTATGTGATAAACCCAAATTTCTTGGCGCAACAGATTCTGTTAGCGCATCACTTGGGTTTGTATTTGAAAAATCGTTTATTACTGTTAATTGACCTTTACTATTAACTAAAGAAGCTACATAAGCAGCACTTGTAGTTGTGTTAAGTAAACCAGCATTAATGTCAGCTGGTGTATTTAATGTTTTATTAAGGTTTGCTGTTCTTGCTGGGATACCATTAGTATCAACATCACCAGGGTTTTGTACGTTATAAAAATGTATTGCGGTATCTTGTCCCAATGAACTTAAATACGCATTAACTGTAACCGAATTAGTTAGATTAACTAAACCAGTTACAACATCAGGTGGGGCCTGTAAATTTAAATTAAGGATCACATTCCTAAACTGTCCCGATATACTATTTAAGCTCATATGTTATAAATATTATTTAAACTGTTTTTTTATTAAATTATATCGGAGCAACGCCAAAGTCAACAATATAATTCGCACTACCATTGCTGTTTTGTGACATCGTTCTTTTAATCCACTCACCCATCATAACAGGATCTGAATCATAAAATTCTTTTGCATTTATTTTTTGAGTACCGTTTTTAGTTTTTGCTTCAAGCTCTCCACTAACAACAACTGTTATTGTTTGTTGACTATTGTTTGTATTAGAATTTGCATATTTATTAGCGTTTAATTCTGATATCAAAGCCATGGCTGATCCAGGTGCTCCAGACATTGCCTGTCCATTTGATAAAGCTAGATAATCATTAACTTTACTTGCCTCTGCTATTTCAGACCCATATACACCTGGAATTTCTGGGAGACCCATGAAACTTTTTAAAGTTTTATCATCACGTTTTAATCCTTCTGTTATTAAATCTTGTTTAGCTTGATTACCACCAGTAAAAAGATCTGAAAACTGAGCACCAGAAACTTTAAAATTATTCACCATTCTATCACTCATGTAAGTACCAACACTTTGCATACCTAACGCATCGCTTGCAAACATACCAACAAAATCAACAACACCACTAACCCCAGCCGCTAAACCACCTAATAAATCATTACCCCATCCAGCTTCATTTTGTTCCTTTCTAACATTTTTTACTTTTTCAGTTAAAGTTGATTTATTATCAATACCCATTGCAGCCGCCTTACCCCTTGTGTTTTCGTCATTCGACTGCATAGCAATACCAGCGTTTTCCAACATCCCACCAATACCTGTGATATTTTTCATTGATTTAAGTATTTCACCAAATGCAATTTTTACGTAAGGTATGACATTATCAAATACAAATTTTATAATACTAGTAAATATTTCCTTCATCTTATCAAAGAAAGCACCATCACCATTCATTATCTTTCTTATACCACCAATAAATTCAGTGAAACCTGATAAAAACATATCAACACCAGTTCTAAATTTACCACCTGGACTAAAAACATCTTTTATAAGTGGTATCAACGTTGATGCGATATCTTTACCTAATTTTTCAATTTCATTTAACAAACCACTATCAGCTAAAAGCTTATTTAATTCTGTAAATAATGGTGTTAAACCAATTGCAAATCTTTCTAATATATTATTAAATCTATCTTGTAGTGTTAATCTTTGTTTTGCGGCCTCATCATTAGCTTTTCTTTGATTTAATATTGTTTGTAACTGATCTTTACTTGTAATCGAACTAACTAATTTACTAACACCGTTTGGCATTTTAATCTCATATTGACCACTTTTATTTATGGTCATTAAATTAGCCAGAGATTGTTTATCATCATCACTAAAACCTACTAAAGAACCAGCTCTCTTACTAAGAGCATTCATTTTATCAGTTGTTTTAGCTTGTTCAATAGCAGCATTAACAATACTATCATAATTTTGACCAAGAGATTCAGCAACTTCTTTTAATATTTGACGTTGTGCTGGTGGTATTATGAAATCACCGTTTTTGTTTTTAATCGCTAAACCTTTTGCTGCGTTAATTAATTTTTCAGCCATTCCATCCGCATTGTTCATTGAATCATACATCAATTGGAATGGATCCCCAAACATTTGTGCAAACTCACCACCAAGTACTTGTATCTTAGCAGCAGCTTCTACAGCTTTTTCTGGACTAAAGAAAGCATCTTTAAATGATTTTATTGATTCAGCTAAGTTAAATCTTAACGATTCAGCTTTAGCGGCTAATTTTGTTAAACCCTCAACACTTCTACCAAAACCAGATCCTGTTAAAGCTTTAACAACTTCTGTAGTTGTTTGTAATAATTTTGTTTGATTAATATTAAACCTAGCGGCTTCGTTTCTACCTTTTTGAGCAACTTTGAGTGTTGTACCTAAAGAGTAACCTAAATTATCAAATTCAGCAACCATTTTAGTTACACCTTCAACAGCTAACCCAGTGCTATTACCAAGATTAACAATATCAGTAATTTCTTTCGTACTAAAAATTCGGTTTTTACCCGTATCCTCACTAAATCCTTTTATGATTTTACCAACATCTTCTATTTTACCACCATATTCAAGTATTTCATTATATATTGTTGGCATCGCATCTAATAGTCGATAATATTCTTTATTGGTCATACCGATATCCGCTGACAATGCACCGACAACTTTTTGCATTTCAAGGAATAACTTCCAAGCTTTTTCAATAGGGAAAATAATTTTAAAAATAGCTTTACCGATATCAAACGCAGCACCTAATATATTACCAAACATACTGAATAAACCACCAAAACTTGATGATAAAAAACCACCAACTTTACCAAAGATGTTAAGCGCTTGACCCAATTTACTAACGGAAGATTTTGCCATTTCGTAATTTACTTCCTGTATTTCTTTTTCAAGTTCTAACTGGGCTTTTTTCTTTTTAACTAAATCAGCGGCCGCTTTATTACCTTTTTTTTCGAGTTGCTCAGCAACCTCAGCCATGGTTTTGATTTCAACTTCGGTTTTCTTAAGACCTTTTTTAGCTTTTTTAAGATTTTCAGCGTCTTCAGCCATTTCTTTACCAAACCTTTTTAGGTTTTGGTAAACTGATTGTGTTTTTAAATCCCATTCTCTACCAGCTGCTTTTTTTGCGTTTATAGCATCATACATCGACAACATCTTATTGATGTGCTCCTCTTCTTGTTGTGCTGTTATGATATTGGCTTTTTTTGCGGCATCAAGTTTCTTTAACGCCCCATCTAAATTACCAAAAATATCCCCTTGTGCCATATATTAAATTTAATGATTATTGCTTAACTATAAATATTAAACATTATATTTTATTATGAATAATAGACCATTTGGTTTATTATTTGTTTGGATACAATGTTCGTTGCCTCTTTAATACCACCACTATCTAAATCATGTTGTGTCATATCGATTGTACCCGTTAAATTTATATTAACCACTGGTTTTTTTACGGACGCTATTTGATTAGCTTTTTCATTAAAAAATAATACAGCATCATCTTTTCTACCTTGTAATATCTTACCGTTTGCAAAAACAACTGGCCCCTTTGTATTTAATGGATTTAAAATTGGGTTATTATCCATCTTAAATGGTACCGAAACATTTGGTGTATTTTGCTCATAACCCATAAAATTTGGGGTTGGCGTTGTATTAATAGCTTTGGTTGTTTTTTTACCTTCAGCAGCTTTTTTGTTTGCCGCATCAATTTTTTGTTTTAAATCAGTAAGTTTACTTAAATCAATTTTATCTTCATCTAAATTTGATGTATTATAAGCTTTTACATCCTCTATTAAACCTGGTAAAGCTTCTTTTGCTAAAAAACTATCTTCACCACCAGATAAAACAGCTTTAGATTTCATTTGTAAACCATAACCTTTCATTGAATCAAAACCAAATAACTCACCCAAATTTTCAATTAGAATCCCACCCGTATATTGTAAGTAAGGTATAACATTAACTTTAAATAACGAAAAAATTAAAACACCAGTTTCAGAAATTCTTTGACCAAGTTCTTTTTTCGGATCCATCCATATGTCGAATAATTTATGAAAAATATTTTTAATCGTAACAAAACCATCAAATACTAATTTTCTAAAATTACCATTTTCAGAAAAAGCTTCGTGTATAAAATCAATCATATTAGTTGATATATCTTTAGCTAAATTTTCTATATCACCTATTGTGTTATGGTTATCAAATAAATTATTCAGTTCAATAAAAACTTGTGAAAAACCAATACTAAATCTATCGATTGCAATACCAATTCTTTCAGCTAATGTTTTTCTAAGTAAGGCTGTTTGTTCGTTTTTTCTTTCTTGATTTAAAATACCGTATATTTCTGCCGTGCCTGGTGTTTCTTCTAGTCTTCGTATAATTCCGTTTGATAACATTATACTATAAGAACCATCCTCATTCATTGTCATTAAATTAGTTAGTAAAGTATTTTGTTCATCAGTTAATCCGAATGTTTTAACACCTTTACTTCTTAAAGCTTCTATTTTATCATTATATTTAGCGTCCTCAATAGCGGCGTTAAATAATTCATCTGCATCTTGATTTATTGTTTTAGCAAATTCTCTTATTAATTCACGATCTTCTGGTGATATTTGAAAACCATTTCTACCTTTAAACGCTTTACCTTTAACAACTTCCATTAAATCAGCTGTTAATTGTAATGGATCTTCTATACTTTTTGCCATTAACGTAAAAGGGTCACCGAAGTAAAAAGCGAATTTACCACCAAGTAATTTAGCTGTCGATGCAACTTCTATCGCTGTTTCTGGATCGGTAAAAGCGTCTTTAAAAGCACCAACACTTTTTTTAACATCAACTCTAGCTTTTTGTGTTTTAATAACTAATTTAACCATACCCTCTAAACCTTTTTGGATACCAAAACCTGTTAATTCAGTAACCAATTCACTAGTTTTTTTAAGAACCGTTGTTTGGTTTTGAGAAACTGCCATAGACTTTCCTCTAACATATTTTGTAAAACCTAATGTCTTATCTAATGAATATCCTAAATTTTCAAAATTACCGATTAATTCACCAGCCGCATCAACACCAAGTCCAGTCCCTAAACCAAGTTCAATTATTGATTTAAATTGCTCACCGCTAAAAACCCTATTTCTATTTGTTAATTTGTTATAACCTTCATAAGCTTCACCAACTTGCTCAATAGTACCACCAACATCTAAAACTTCGTTCATTATTAATGGCATGTTATTAAAAAAACGCTTAGATTCTGACGCTAATAAACCAGAATCCGCTGAAACTTTACCGACAAGTCTTTGCATTTCTAAAAACTTCTCGTACACAGCACCAATACCCATATCAACACCAAGTACATTCTGTAAAAATGAAAAACCTATTTTAACAATACTAACAGCAACATTAAATAACATTTTTGCTGCGCTAATAATAAGACCACCAACCACCATTATGGCGGCTAAATAAGGGTTACCAGATTTTGCCCCAGATTCAACCGAACTTGTGACATCATCCATAGCTTCTTTAATATCTTTTTCAATTTCTAACTGAACCCTTCTTTTGTGTAAAGCTTTACCTAATTCATTTTTATGGTTAGCTATTGCATCATTTTCTTTTTCTTTATAAAGATTTATCTGTTCGTCAAGAAATCGTATTCTATCTTTATTTTTTTGGCGTTCTTTATAAATCTTTTCTTTTTCTTTTTGTACTCTTTTAAAATACCCCCATAAACTTTCGTTTTTGGCATTCCATCGATACATTTCTTCTTTTTGGGCAATAGCATCGTTATACGTATCAATTACATCTTGTACGTACCTTTCAATCATTTGTTGTGAATTGGCTGAAGCTGCTGTATTAACTTGCAACTTTTTAACCATCTCATCTATCGCTGATGATATATCCCCTTGCATTATTAAAAAGTAACAATTATTTGTCTACCACTTTTTTTTATATCCGTAAATTTTTTAGGTAAAACCCTATTTACGTAATCCACATTAGCTTTATTTTTAAAATAATCTATGATTTTATCGATTGTTGACCCAGAAATATTATTAAACTCAATTTTTTTTGTTACCTTCTGTTCATTTACATGTACGACCACTGTATCATTATCGGTATTTATTTTAATGTCATTAGGGTCATTTGGATTTTTTTGTATAGTAACATCTGTGTTTTTAAAATTATCATTACCTAAAATACCTTGTAAATTTTTTTTATTTAAAAAATCAAGATTTCGTTCATATTTAATTTTAACATCTGAATATTTTTTGTTATCAATAAAATAAGCTATTGTTAATATAATAAGTGATAAATCTTCCGCGACACCCAAAACATTATTATCATATTTAAGATTTGAGTATATACCCTTATGATGTTTACCAGCAATCGCTAATAAATTATCTTCAACTTTATCAATGCTAGCCGAAGCTCTATTAGCGGAAACATTAGCAGCAACGTTAGCTTTAATATCATTATCTTTAGCTAAAAATTCTTGAAATGACAATGGTTCAATTTCTTTAGTATATTCAGCGTCCGTTTTTTTTGGGTCTGAACTTTTAATATCAGGTAAATCCTCAAATTCAACTCTTTCATCCAACTTATTGAAAAGTTTTTCTAATTGGGTTTCTGTTATAATATATTTTTTCATAAATGTGTTTTAATATAAATATCGAATAAAACAAAAAACCCACCTTGATAGTGGGTTTTATTTATCTTCTACCAGCTTTCGCCTTGCTCATCTCTCTTTCTCTTGCTTCTTTTATTTTTTCATTCTCTTCCATCAAAATATCAATAAATTTCCTTCTTTCAAAAACTGGCATTGCCATTACATCAGCATAGGTAAAATTAGCGTGCTTAACCAGGATATATGATTCATACATCATCTGGTTCCTATAATCAAACGTAAGGCCAAAGAAATTTGGCTGTAATAGGAAGTTCACCAAAAAAAAACTCTCCACTCGGAGCTTGTACATTAATAGTTAAATCAAGACCTGGTTCATTGTCAGATAAATGCTTCCTAAACTCAGCTGAATCCATTGGTGACATGGTATCAATAAATTGTGCAATAGCAGCCTTTTCTCTAATACCATCAATCTCAGTAATTTGACTTTGTAATCTAAGCGTCATAACTTGGCTAATCGCATTTGAACCCATTTTTTTGGTTCTTGATTGATCTTCTTTAACCAACTTATCATCTTCATCAGACGTTAAATATTTAAATTTAACCGTTTTTTTGCATTTTGGTAACGTAAATGAACACTCACCGTTTTCATCTGGTTTTAACGCATTTTCTTTTATTGGTAATTGACTGATATCAATATCCTCTGTAAATTTTTCATTTGTTTTAGGGTCAGTTAATTCTACTGGGTAGATCTCACCATAACCTGTTGCTCTTAAAAAGAAGATAATAGCGTTTCTATCACCTGGTAATAATTGACCAGCTTTGATATCTTTATCTAAAATCTTTTTTTCTAATAAAACATCTAAAACTTTACCACTTTGTAATAAGTTTGGTGATGTTAAAATGTTCTCATCAGCAGCTGTCATATAAGCAACCTTGATAGTATCTTTTTTGTTTTTGTAAAATTTACCACCTGAAGGTAAGCTAATCACATCATGTGCTGGTTCAAAGTAAACTTGTTGTTCGTTATCCATATTTTTTATTTATTTAGATTAATTATAGTACATTATTAAATAGTGTAAACAGTATTTTTTTTAAAATATACAATTTACCCCGTTTTTAATAATACTTATTATAATAATACGCAGATATGGCCAAAAAGAAAAGAAAAATTGGAAAATTATTTAAAAAAATGGGTGGTACTTCAAATCTTGAGGTATCTTTCGCTGAAATACTTACGAGTTTAAATATAAAATTTGAACAACATTTTGTTTTTAAAAAAAGAGAATTTGATTTTTTATTAACTGAACATAATATTTTGGTTGAAACTCATGGTTGTTTTTTCCACTGTTGCAAAAAACACAATCCAGAGGCTAAATACGCCTTTCAAAGACGAAACCTAAAGAATGATCAGTACAAAGTTAAACTGGTCAAATTTGACCCCACATACACCTTATTAGTCATTTGGGAACATGAGGTGAATACCCAAACAGTACTAACGGAAAAAATTAATACTTTCATCGGAAAATATAGTAAATTACTAAATGAATAAAAAAAAAGGGGTCGCATAGCACCCCTTTGTAAAATTAATTGAAAAATTCTAGTAAACCAATATACAACGATCCATTCTCAATGTAACCGTAATATCTGCAATTTCATCATCGCTGTATTCTAACGATCCAAAATCAGCATTGGTTATAAATGTACCTTGAAGGATCCATTTTTCTACAACAACACCCGTTGGATCAAGCATTTCTAATTCTATATCTTTTTTATAACCAGCAGCATAACCCATTCTACCAGTAACAGACTCAGCATGTAAACGAACCCATTCCATTAACGCTTGTGAAGCAGAAGGACCGATAGGATCTTTAAACGTAACGTCAATAGCATCCCATGTAAATCTACCAGCTACATATGTAGAAGTATTTAAAAACGGTATCTCAACTTCGTTTATTGCGATTTTAGGTCTTGATGTAGAGATTACAAACCACTCGTTAATTCCAAGTGAGCTTGGGAATCTTAAAATAAATCTGTTCTTTCTTTTTGGTTCGTAAGGAACAGGCATTTTCATTAATAAGTTAGCCATATTTTTTCTTTATTTAGTTTTGTTTTATTGTTTATTAATAAATATCTTTATTTTTGTATTTGTACACTTTTTTTAAAAAAATATTTAGGAATACTTGACTTTTCGCGTTTTTTATATTATTTTTGTTAAGGTACTTAACCAAAGTACTCTATTCATATAGTACTATAATATATTATCTATTATATTCTATTATATATATGTACTATATATTATTTTTCTTTGTTACTTTCTTTTTAACCACCAGCATAAATTAACCAACGATAAAAAAAATATGGGGGTACTATTAACGCACCCCCAATTTTATTATATGTTATCAAATGATACGTTTTGTGGAGTTACTGTAAATTCAAGTTCAATGAATTCTAAAGTAGGTGTTGGTTTGATAAAGATTCTACCTCTTAATGTGTTTCTATCGTTATCTTCAACGTCCATTGCAACGCTAACTCTAAAGTCTGTTAAACCTCTTTCTTTTCTGATGTTATCCAAAATTGGGTTAACCAAAGACAAGAATTGATTTCTAACTGTAGTATCGTTTGGATCAAATAATAATCTCTTAGATACACTCATGATCAATCTTCTTGCTTGTAATAACAATCTTCTGATGTTAAGTCTATCAAGAGCACTTGATTTGATTTGCAAGTTTCTGTTACCCCAGATAACAACCCCAACGTCTGAATAAGTCGCTAATGGATTAATTCTACCTGGATATAAAACATCTCTAGATTCTTGGTCAAGAACAATACGAGCTCTATTACATTTTACTAAACCTCTATTGTAACCAGCAGTTGCAAACCAAGGGAATGCTACGTTATCAGTGTAAGCCATGTTTCTTACTACTTCAGCAGTAGGTGGGATAAACAAGTTTGCATTGTTGTCTGTATCTACGATTTGAATCCAAGGATAGTAAACCGCAGTGTAGTTAGAATCAATTTCAGTATTTTCTAATTCACTAACGATATCTTCCGCATAGTACCAGTTTTCAGTATCTGAAGGGTTGTTATTGTTTAACAACTTGATATCAGGTAATGTTGGTAAATAAATCGCATCCAATCTTTTTTCTTCAACAACCTCAATTGCATCTCTAACCAAGTCAGTATTATTTAAAATATCAATACCTGGTGTTGCTAAAATATTGATAGCAGTTTCTTCTGGGTTTTGGAATTTTTTGATACCGTACATTGTAGCGTAGTAATCAGAAGTACCAAATAACTCAGCGTATTCAACATTTGTGAATGTATCGAATAATCCAGCTACGAAACCAGTTCTACCGATTTTATAATCATCTGTGTTTGTTCTGTTAACTCTATACTCATCCCAACCATCAAAACCACCATAAAATAAAGCTGTGAATTTTCTTGTTCTCATGTTATTGTATGGGTGAGTTGTTGTTCCATCAACAACTATTGGATCAATGAATGAAGCGACACCAACAGAAAAAACTTGTTCTCCAGTTACAGAATCAATAAGGCTACTTGCGTTAATATCCATGTGGAAACCTTTTGTTTTAGTTACGTAATCATCTCCAGTGTTATAAGCGTTGTCACCTAAAGTACTGATTTTACCTTTGAATAATAACAAATCTTTATCAGCACCAAATTGAGTTGAAAAACCTAAGTAGTGTTTTCTTATTACATCACCACTAGAAACTGTAGCGTTAGCAAATGGCGGGTTATAAATTGTATCACCAGGTGCATAATATTTAAGTTTGTATGGTATTTCTGGAACCTCTGTAGCTGTGTAACCGCTTAAACCATTTGTTCTAAATTCATATCCTTCAAAACCAGCTGGAACACCATCTATAGGGGCGTTTATAGCCATTTCAAGTACAACATAAGAACTCTTAAGTGGATATTTGTTATCAATTGTACCTATTTTTCTACCAACAAAGTTATCTAACGATTCGTCCATTGTACAATCAACAAATTTTTCAATTATAGAAGCGTTTGCATCTGTGTCACTAAATGATCTAACGTAGATATCAAATGTTTTCTTAGATAAATCAACATTAGCGATTGAAGCTTTAATTTCAGTATTAGCGTTAGCACCGTCAGAGATTGAGATTAATCTAAACAATCTTTGTGGTAAACCACCTCTTAATTCAGATACGAAGAAAGGTGTTACTGGTGATTGATACTGGAATCTGTAGTGATCCCAATCATTAACTGATGTTAATTCACTGTATAAACCTTTAATTTTACCGTTTAATCTACCAAATTTTAAAGAAGCATCATAAGTTTCCTCAACGTAGATATAAGAATCTTTATTGTTTGGTGTTGTACCAACCACTTTTTTAATGTAGTTAGATTTTGTGCTATCTAAAGAAACTGTATATGTGAATGTGCTACCAGTTGGGTTTGCACTTGTACCAGTTAAATCAAAAGCTAAGTATGGATCATTAACAATCCCTATTGGGGCAACCATATCCAATGTGTTAACTTTATAACCTAATATATCTGAAGTATAAGTACCTCTACTTCTTATAGTTGCAACATTTTTGTTATGACCTTCCATGAATGGATCAGCCATTAAATCAACAGTGAATAATTCTAAAACACCATTAATAATAGTAGCACCAGCAGATGTAAATGTGTGGCAATATAAAGCAAACGAAGGTCCGTTATATGTTTGAGTACCTGTGTTATATGTTAATTCATTATTTAAGATATAAGCATCTCTATCAGCAGAAGGTATTGTAAAAGGTAACTCATATGCATCAACATAATTTGGTGTTAAACTGTGTGTAGCTGCGTCAACTGTTAAATCAGTATCCATATCTTGAGTCAAAAGACCCCAGTATAAAGCATCACCAACATAAAAGTCAGCTGTTGTATAAGTACCAATAGTTGTAAAGAATTGATTAAATGATGTATCAAAATCTGTTGTATCAACACCAGTTGCGGTAGCGATATAATCAATTAAATCAGTATTACCAGAAACCCCAGTGACATAAAAAGTATTACCGCTAGTATCGAACTGAAAATTAATTGATGTTTGAGTAACACCGCTAGTTGTTAAAGTTGATTGATCGATCGCACCTAATGTTTTAATAACCCAAGCCATACCAGCATCGTAGCCAGATAAACCTAAAAGTCTTGTTACATACAATTGGTTTGATTGAGTTAAATACTGTTTTGCAATGTACGGTAATTCGTACTTAACAATCTGCGTATTTTTAAATTTTTCTGGGTTAGTACCACCAAAAGTAGTTTTAAATTCATCGAAATTTCTGATGAATATTGGTTGGAATGCTGGACCTTTTAAGGTTTCACCAACTAAACCTAATGTTGTAACACCAACTGTCTCAGTTGTAAATGATAAGTCCTTTTCGGTTGTGTAGACACCTGGAGATGCATAAACTTTGTTTGCCATATTTAGTTAATTTTGTTTATTTAATTTTATCTTATTGATAAATATCAGATTTTTTACCAAAAAACCAGAATATTTGTTGATTTTTAAAATTCTTTTTTTATTTTTAAATATTTTCTGTTATTGTAAAAGTTCTACTAATCGCTGGTGTCACAATATAATCATCTGGATCTGATAAAAAACCTTGTAAATTAAAATTGTACATTTGCACATAAAACCTTTTATTATCAAGATCAGTCACTTGACTTTCATCTGAAGAATCTTCTAAAATAATTGGAATATAATGTCCATTAACCACCGTATAAGCTTGCTTGCTTTGAAAATTTTTTAAAACGGTTGCGTTAAATTTATTAAGTTCTTGTTGTCTATAAGCGAAAATTCTAACATCGTAAGTTATATCAACAGGAATTGGTTGTGGTATTTGATAAACGTCAACACCCATTTTATTACCATCCCAAGTTGGAACTTCCGCATACGTATAATGTTTACCTGTCGGTATATTATAAATTAAAGATGGGTTTGTACCGTATTTTGTATCTGGATTTCTAACGATATTAATAAACGGAATCTTTAAATTTTTGTACTCATCTGAAAATTTCCATGTTTGTGAAAACTCATTCCATTTCTGGATACCCATCATAAAAACAGGTACTTTCTCACCGTCAAGAGAAATAGCTAATTCGTTAGTAATAAACTCTTTAAAACCTCTATCTAAATCAACATGCATCACACCCTTTGGTAAATACGTATCATTGTTGGTGATCATATCTTTCATATTTTCAGCCGCACCGCTTTGCATTGAGTAAGGATACTCTATGTTTGCACGTTGTTGTGTAAGATTAATATTCTTTTTAAATGAACCTGGTAAAGCCATGTTTATAGTCCCTTAAATACGTTAGGATCCACGTTTGTACATTTTATTCTTTTAAAATAACCAGAGTAACCAAATTGGGTACTTGGGTTATCAGTATTCACGGTATCATCATCAAAAACCGTAAAATATTTAAAATTGTTTTGTCTATCCGAATAACCAATAATATCACCATAACTTATTTCGGTATTCTTCTCATCCAATTGTTTCTGTAAAACCGTAAACTCAAGATTTCCATAGTCTTGATACCTTAAATTACCGTTTGGTGAATATGATTTATTCTCACCATTTTCAAGGTTAAGTATAACCTTTAACTCGACTGGTGATAAAAATCTGATATCATTTACGTTACTTTCACCGTAAACATCATCCATTTGTGTGTTAACCCTATCAACTCTAAATAAAACAACAGTAAAATTCATATCACCCTCGATTAGCTCTGTTGCCATATCAAGCTCAAGTTGAAAATCTTCTTCGTCATAAAACCTATTCAACCTTGTATTTGGTATTCTAGTTTTTCTTTCCATTGCTGTTTTCATATAAATACTTTGATTTATTAATGAATTGACTTTATCCTAAAAATTTATTATTATTAAATAACAATAAATTAAGGTAAAACAAACATAAATGCAATTACCAATAGAAAAGAGGGCTCTAGATATATTAAAAACATACAAAGGGTCAAATGATTATATATTGGGTATACAGAATACTTACTTTACAAGTAAAAGTTTTATACCCACAAAAAACCAAAGTGATTATATCATTAGAAATGGTAATGTTGATCCAGTTGTTGTTAATAAATTATTTGATATTAGTAAATCTTGTAGATCTTTTATTGCTGAACAATTAAAATTAGATTTTATCCCTGAAAATATATTCATCAATAAATTACTTAGTAGAAAAGAAAATTTTTTACATGTTTATGGTTGTTTTGAGGAAGGTTGTGATGAATATCACACTTTTTACATATCAAAAGAATGTGTAAAAGTTAGTCGCCCTGAACCAGAAATTGATCCAACAAAGTATGAAAGGGATCCAAAACCACATCAGATAACAGCTATTAAAAAATTATTGACAAACGATAAGTTTATCTTGGCGGATGAAATGGGTTTAGGAAAAACCACGTCTGCTATTATCGCAGCCATGGAAGGTCAATTTAAAAAGATATTAGTTGTTTGTCCAGCATCTCTTAAACTTAACTGGAAAATTGAAATTTCAAACTACGATTCACCAAATAACATCAGTGTTGTTGATGGAAGTAATCTTACCGTAAAGAAATGGACAATTGTAAATTACGATATTCTTAAGAACTTTCATCATTTACCTAGACGTGGTGTTAAAACCGCTGATTTACCTGTATCACCAATTGATTACCATAAATTTGATTTGGTTATTGCGGACGAGGCTCATTACCTTAAAAATGCTGCATCAAATAGAACAAAAATATTTAATGATTTTGCTATGAAAATACCAGTAAGATGGTTATTGACAGGTACTCCAATCACAAATAAACCGATTGATTTTTATAATCTTTTGTATTTGTGTGAATCTCCTGTGGCATCTAATTGGGTTGGTTATGTTAAAAGATATTGTGCTGGTAGACAATTTAACCGTAAAGGTACAAAGCAAAAGTATTGGGTTTGTTCTGGGTCCTCAAATCTTGAGGAATTAAAAGATTTTTCTGCTGATGTTATTTTGAGAAGAACTAAAAGTGATTCTATTGATTTACCACAAAAGACTATCAAACCTGTTTATTTACCATTAGAGTTCTCAACCAGTTATAACGCTTATATTGATGAGTACGAAGCTTGGATTGAAGAAATGGAAGCTGCTGGTGAAAAACCAACAATTACTGATCACTTAACAAAACTTATCAAAGTTAGACAATTATTATCTTATGATAAAATTGCGCATACAATTGAAATGGCTGAAGAAATTATTGAGAACGGACAAAAGGTTATTATTTTCAGTTGTTTCTCGAATACTATTAAGGAATTAATGGCTCATTTTAGTAAAAAAGCTGTTATGATTGACGGATCGGTTTCAAAAGAAAAACGCCAACAGGCTGTCGAGTCATTTCAGAATGATGAAAAAATTACAGTTTTCTGTGGTAATATTGTAGCTGCTGGTGTTGGTTTAACATTAACCGAGGGTAGTGTTGTAATATTTAATGATCTTGACTGGACCCCAGCTAACCATATGCAAGCTGAAGATAGAGCACATAGAATTGGTCAACAAAATCAGGTTCACATCATTTATCCTTTGTTTGCGGATACTTTAGATATGATCATGTATAAAGCACTTCAAAGTAAGATGAAGATTATTAGTACGATTATGGGTGATAACCCATCAGAAGAACAAATTTCTGTCGGTAAAGAAGTTATTATGCACCTTAGACGTTAATGTTGTAATAAATAACTACCTTTAACATCTTTTCTTTGAGCACCTATGTCACTGTCACCAGCAGGTAACACAATTACATTATATTTAAATGGTTCGTCTTGTGTTGTTGGTAGCTCGTCTGTATAAACAATCGATTCGTATGGTATATTATACTTAACACTAATAAGATTTTTTAACGTTTCTTTAGCCGCATCATCAATAAAAGTAGCTTTTTCTTTTTCATCTTTAATGTAACTATTTCGGTCTTTTTTAAATAAACCTTTAAATAATTCCTTTGGTACTATTTTAGAAATTTTAGCTGTATCGGTATTAACTTTAGCTGTTTCTTTTTTATTTGCATCATCAGAAAAATTCATAACAAAGTTTGGGTCAGCGATATTAGCGATGTCACCCATTTTTGTGTAAGCGTAAGATTCAACATTATAACCAGATTTAAGTAATTGGTTTGTAACACTAATCGCTATATCATAATATTTTTTAGCAAAAAAATCACCAGCATCATTCCATCTTAAAATCATTTTAATGTCCACACCATCTTTTTTTGATTGTCTTTTTAAACCGTATGCTAACGGATCTAATTCATCCATTATGATATTTTCATACATTTCAGGATCGTTTAATAATAAATTAAGTCTTTGTGTGTATTTTAGGTTTTTACCGTAATTCATGATATAAAAACCTTTTCTAGCATAACAGTCAATCGCACATGAACCAGCCCCAGGACAAGTATTAATCGTATAGAATTTACCTTGTTCTTTATCATAAAGAATACTTCTTAATGCTGGTATACCTGTATTAACAGTATACTGTAAACCACCCCTATCGCTTTTTTCCATTTTAGGATTTCTATCGAATATTTGTTGTGGTAATGTAGTGATTTGTCTAATAAAATGATCAATATCAATCTCACCTTCATTATCTGTTGGTATATTTTTACCACTTATAATTGGTTCATCCGCATTTATCTTACCTCTATCTTTTGATGGCCTGCTTAATCTATCTAATTGTGAGTTTAACATAGCTACAACAGATTCTGGGGATAAGCAACTTTTTTTAACATCACCAAAATCTTTTTCCCAATCAACCTCAGATATGTTTGTGGACTCATTTAAACGAAAACCAATTAATTCTTTTGTTCTGAGTATCGCGTTATTAAATTTGTTATTAGTCATAATATTCCTGTATTTAAAAGTATTTATTATAAATATTAAGTAAATGAGAATAAATCCGATTGAAAAAGAAAAAATATACAAACAAGCTAAACATAGACTTGGTGCCCCTATTAGAAAAATTCAATTAGAGGATGAACAAATGGACTCACTTCTTGAAATCGCAACAGAAGACTATGTTGAGTTTATCAATAATTGGTTAATTGAACATCAATGGCCAAGTTTAATTGGTTTAAGTATTAGTGAAGCTGATTTGACAAGAGCTTTTATTTATAGAACTTTTGATTTGGTTACCCAATATACTTACTCCTACTCAAAAATCGTTGGGTTAGGTGCTGGTGAAGGTGGTTATGTACTTAAAAAAGATTACGTTGAGTTGTCTAAAGGCCAACAAATGTATGAGATTCCAGCCAACAGAGAGATAAATGAGGTTTTGTGGTTTACACCAGCTTCTTTGGACCAATCTGTTATCGACCCATTCTTGGGTGTTTGGAATAATCAATTTGGTGCTGAATATATGGGGTTAGGTAGTTACTATATCTTACCAGCTTTTGATATTTTAATGAGAACAACGGATAGAAATCTTAAAAATAGAATGATTCGTTCTGAATTAATTTATAAAATCACAAATGCACCTGATGGGAAAAAATATCTTCATTTAATGAACACACCTGGTGGTAAGTTTGATTTTAGAGGTTCAATGCTTGACCAAGGTAAATGCTGGTATTGGTATTATGATATTAACCCATTAATTAAAGATGATTGTTTAGCAAAAAACAAAGATATCATTAAATCACCTTCCGATGTTCCTTTGGATGATATTTCATTCGATGATTTAAATGACCCAGCTAAAGTTTGGATAAGAAGATACTTCATCGCTTTATGTAAAGAAACTTTAGGTAGAGTAAGAGGTACATTTAGTGGTAAAATACCAGTTCCAGATGCAAATATGGAAATTGAATACCAATCTCTTTTATCTGAGGGTAAAGATGAAATGGTTACACTTAAAAAAGAATTAGAAGATAGAATGCTTAGATTAAACCCATTAGAAATACTTAAAAGAATGTCTTCTGAGGCTGAAGAGGTTAATAAATCCCTTAAATATAGAGCGTTCCAAAAACCAATTAAAATTATATAATGTTTTATACAGCCCTAGATAAAAGTGATTATTTTGATTTAGTTGTCACAAAAGATTGTCGTGATTTTTATCGTGATTATAACGAATGTAAATTAATAAACATTAACGTTACTGAAGACTTATGTTCAATACCTGGGGGTGTTCAAACAGGGGAAGTTGAGTTAAAAAATATAACCCTTACTGGTTATGATAATTTTTTCATATATAACGGTGTAACGTTTAATACTAATAATTTTACATGGAATACAGCAACTGTTGCTTGGTTAAACGCTAATTTTAGTTGGTTAAATGATATAGGTGACGGAACAACTGGTTATACCGTAAATAATAACACTATTATTGATATTAATAATGATTTAACTTACATTATTGAAAGTGGTGACACATTTTGTTTTCACGAAATATCTGGGTATAGTGGTAACTATTGTTATGAAATTAATCATCTTGAATTAGATAACGGTGTGTATTATAATAAATTAAACGGTGGGTTTTATCAAGGTTTTTATAAAATATTCGGGCAAAACGTTGAATGGTTTCCAGCTAGAGCTAAAAAGGGTTGGACTGTTGATATGGTTGTCCATTTTCCAATGGATTTATCTGGAACAACATCTGGAACAACATCTGGAGAAACGTGTGTTATCTTAAATGACATTTACCCAAATAATAGCGGTTTTATTTTTTATATCGGTACAAGAGCTGAGAATAAATTTGCTGATCAAACAACAATTGAAGTACAAAGATTAGAAACAGAATATAGTGTTACACCTTTAAATACAAATAATTTATACACATACAATAGTTTAATAACCCTGGATGGTTTAACAAACTACATTGGTTATTTCAATTATTATAACGGTTTAATGTATACTGGTAGAAATTATACAACAGATTCACAACCATTACAATACCACCAAAAATATGGTGATTTAACATATAATGCGTTTGGTATTAGAGTTACTAATGATGGTAAAATTGGTTATAGAACCATATACCCAACTGACGTTTGTTATAGTGGTGCCACACAAGAGGTTAGTGGTATAACAAATAATTCATTTATTATGGAACCTGACGATCCTTGTGTTAATTACACAAAAGCTCTTATCGTTACAAAATATTTTACTATCGAAGAATGTTACACAAAAAAACCTATTATTAATGTTAGCGAAAATAAATTTTTAAACATAACTGGTGTTTTTGAAAGAGATTTTGCTTATGGTGATAATTGTCAATTAAAATATGGTGATTACAAAAAAGGTTCTTTTTCAATTTATTTAAATGGGTTCTTAGTTTTTAGAAATAAAAATTTTATTGAAGTCATGCCGCATGAATTAGACACTGACTCAAAATACCAAGAAGGTGTACCATTTAATATTTCTTTTGGCGGTGGTACCCAAAATTTAATGGATTTTATTTCACTCGATAACACAAAACATATAAACACTGTACTTGAAAAATTCTTTGCTGGGACATTTTTAGGTGGAGTTAAATCATTTAAAATGCATTGCGTACCTTTATACACTGTTGAGGTTAAAAAAGAGTTTAGAAGTATTGCGGATATGTACGATTTACCAATAATAAACGGTGGGAGACAAATATTTATAAAAAATTTATTCTAATGATATTCAGTATAAGACAAAATGCAACATTACCTATTTTAAAAATGAAAGTTTTTAGAGATGGTCGTAACGATTTTAGACGTTTTGAAGATTTAATCGAAAATTGTGTGGCAACTTTTGCCATGAAAGATGAAAAAACAGGTGTTTATAAAGTTGCTAATAAAGCAGCGAATGTTGTCCTTGAAAACCCATGTGATGAAAATGGTTACAAACACTATATCATAACATACCAGTTTACAAAAGACGATACTGACAAACCTGGAATATTTCTTGGTGAGTTTAAATTAACTCTTTTTGATCCAGCTGACCCAATGGAAGTTTATGGTGAATTAATAGCACCAATCCAAGAGGAGTTATACATACATATCATCGATTCATTTGTAAAAACAGATATTATTTAACTTTTTTTTTGTTTTTTTCAGTTTTATACTTATATTTGTCCCAAAATAAATAATTATGGCTGAATACAAAATATCCCTTGAAGAAATAGAAAGATTTTTAAATGGACACGATGATGAGAAATACATCGTTAATGTTGAGTATGACGCTGAAACAAATTTAATTCATAAAATTAAACAAGACCCTGAAAAAGGTAATTTAATTGAGACAGAACCTTTAATGGCTTTTATGTGGATTAAAAATCTTAACAAGGTTAAGGATTTAACTAATTTTTATGATAACAGTGATTCTAAAATTAAATCAGCTAGACAAAGATTTGGTATTGAAATCAAATCTTTAGGTGGTGATCACCCAAAATTATTAGAAGGTTATAGATATTTAGTTACCTGTAATCAAGGTAATAAAAGAATGTTAGATTTCTTCAGAGAAGGTGGTATCTACGTATATGACACAAGAAACGATATTAAATCACACTTTTTAATGATATCACCTGTTGAGCAATATTTTATACACACTGGTAAACGTTTGTTTAAAGGGTTTGAAGAATATGATGATATCCATAAATTTATATTTGACTTAGAGACAACAGGTTTAGACCCAAATATTAATAGAATATTCTTGATTGGTATCTACACTAATAAAGGTGTTAAAGAAATCATACCAGTTGAAAATAATGATGAATCTGAAAGACAAGCAATCACAAAATTCTTCGAAGTTATTAATAATATTAAACCAACAATTATTGCTGGTTATAATAGCGCTAACTTTGATTGGGATTTCTTTTTTGTCCGTTGCCAAAAACTTGGTTTAGATATTCAAGATATTGCGATAACACTTAAACCAGGTGAACTTATCCAAAGAAAAGAAAAAAGTATGCTTAAACTTGGTAATGAGGTAGAGGAATATACCCAAACTAATATGTTTGGTTATAGCATCATTGACATCATACACTCAGCTAGACGTGCACAAGCGATTGATTCAAGCATGAAATCTGTTGGTTTAAAATACGTTTGTAAGTATAACAAGATCGCCAAAAAGAATCGTGTTTACATTGTCGGTGATAAAATCGGTAACACATGGTACTCAGAAGATAAATTCTATTTTGATGATAGAACTGGCGCATATTCTAAGACAAAACCAGCTTTAGAATTTATGGATTATATTCGTAGAGAAGATATCCAAGCTAACCCAGATAAAGTGTTTATTTTTGGTGATAACTTATTAAGAGAAGGTCTTGGTGGTCAGGCAAAAGAAATGCGTGGTGAACCTAATGTTATTGGTATTGTAACTAAACATTCACCTGATTCAAATCCAGAATCTTATTTCAACGACAAAGATTTTGATAACCTTAAAAAATATATTGATTCTGATATTAATCGAATAATTGAAAAGATTAAAGAAGGTAAAACTATCGTATTCCCTAAAATGGGTATTGGTACAGGTTTGGCCCAGTTAGATATGAGAGCACCAAAAACCTTTAAATATTTAGTAGGTTTATTACGTGCATTACGTGATTATAGTAATTCTTTTCAAGAAGTTGATGGTAAATACATTGTTGAGCGCTACTTGATTGATGACTTATGGGAAACCATGGAAGTTGATGCTGTTTATAACCAATCATCATTTTTGTTAGCTAAATTAGTACCAACAACATATCAAAGGGTTTCAACAATGGGTACTGCTGGTTTATGGAAATTGCTTATGATGGCTTATTCTTTTGAAAATGATCTAGCTATACCATTATCTGATACAAAAAGAGATTATACAGGTGGTTTATCAAGGTTATTTAAAGTTGGATATTCAACAACTTTAAGAAAAATGGATTACAACTCACTTTACCCAGCTATTCAGTTAGCTCATGATGTATTCCCAAGTGTTGATGTTAATGGTGCGATGAAATCGATGTTAAAGTATTTTCACACTGAACGTTTTAATGCTAAAAGATTATCTGATAAATATAAAAAAGAGGGTAACTACCAATTAGCTGATAAATATAAACGTAAACAGTTACCGCTTAAGATCTTCATTAACTCGATGTTCGGTGCACTTGGAGCCCCAATGGCTTTCCAATGGGCTGAAATCGATGTCAGTGAACGTATTACATGTACGGCAAGACAATACCTTAGATTAATGGTTACATACTTCCTTAAACGAGGTTATACACCTTTGGTTCTTGATACGGATGGTGTAAACTTTATGGCACCTAAAAACGGTGAGCATTATACATATGTTGGTAAAGGGTTAAATGATGAGGTTGAAGCTGGTAAAGAATACACAGGTGTTAAAGCTGTTGTGGCTGAATTTAACGACACATACATGCGTGGTGAAATGGGTCTTGGTTTAGACGGTATTTGGCCAGCAACCATAAATCTATCAAGAAAAAACTATGCTTTATTAGAAGATGATGGGTCGATTAGCTTAACAGGTAATAGTATCAAATCAAAAGCTATGCCTGTTTATATTGAGGAGTTTTTGGGTAAAGGTATGAAAATATTATTGAATGGTCATGGTTATGACTTTGTTCAATATTACTATGAATATGCTGAAAAGGTCTATAATAAAGAAATACCGTTGTCTAAGATCGCTACAAAAGCTAGGGTTAAGAAGTCAATAAACGGTTATATAAATCGTGGTGGTGATAAAAACGGTAGACAATTAGCTAAACAAGCGCACATGGAATTAGCTATTAAACATAATCTTGATGTTAATCTTGGTGATACAATTTATTATGTTAATAATGGTAAAACAAAATCACATGGTGATGCTCAGGAAGATAAAAATGGTGAAATGTATGCGACATTGGTATCGAATGAGATCATTGAGAATAAACCAGACTATATTGGTGAATATAATGTACCAAAATACTTGGAAGCTTTAAATAAAAAAGTTGAACCACTATTGGTTGCTTTTCCCCTTGAAATTAGAGATAAAATTCTTATTAAAAAACCTGATGAAAGAAAAATGTTCTTAAGATCTGAATTAGATTTGGTAAATGACCAACCAACAGATATCGAAGATCAAGACACATTACAAGAATTTTTTACACCATCCCCAATGGAAAAAGAATTCTGGGCTAAAATGGAATATGAATCAGATTATTGGTTTTCAGATAAAATAACATTCAAAATACCTGGTTTGGATGAAGAATTTACGGTTTAGTTGAAATATTACCTAAATCACCGATATTTATAAATAAAATATTGAATGTCACAAAGTAATAACATAAAAGAATTTATTGATCAAGATGGTGATATAATTAGTGGTGATAAAAATTACATTAATTACGTTAACACTAGTCATGATACAACCGATGCCGCTATCTTAAAAACTAGACAACCATTTGTTTTTCAAAACTATAGAAGATATTACGGTGAATCTGTATTACCTTTTAATAATGAAGCAGATTCTTGTAAAAACAACCCTAAAAAGTTCTACGATTTTTTAGAAAAAAAGGGTATGGAACACACTTTTGAAGATTATTTTACGGAAGTAAAACAAAGAAAAGATGTTAAACCTGTCATTGATCCGAAAGACAAATTAAAAGAGGTTGCAAAAGAAAAGGCTTTTAAAATGCTTGAAGACCTTCTTTCAAAAAGAAAAGATAATGACTATCTTATATCCAGAGATATGCCAACAACTATCGAAGAAATTAAAGATAAAGAAAAATTACTTTTTGATAAATTCGATAAAATAGTCGAATTTTTTAAAGAAAACCTAAATGAAGGTGAAAAAAAATTATTATTATCTTATTTTGAAAACTCATTAAAAAATGGATAACATAAGTGAAGAAAACTCAAAACTTATAGGTAATTTTTATGAAGTACCTGAAGAAGTATTGGTTTATGTAAAGCATGCTTTAAATAAACATGGTGAGAATAATAAAACAGCTAAGGGTTATAAAAGAGCAAATCATATTATCAATAACCCAAATCAGCCGTTTGTTAATCTAGTTAATATTAAAAACTATTTTGACACGTTAGACACCAACAATATAAATAACATTGAATTTGATTTACATGGCGGTAAGGTTATGAATACTTGGGTTCAAGATCTTATAAAAAGAGAAAGAGAAAGAGTTGAAGGTAATAAAGTTGCTAGAACAAATGCAGGTATGGATGGTCAATTTAGAAAAGATTCTGAAGGGGATGATTTTAATACCGATTTACCAAAAAATGTGATGGACACACCAGATATAATGTTTAATAGTGCGTTACTTGAAGATATTACTAGAATAAAAAATTTAATAAATAAAATATAATCATGGCAGATAACATTTTAAGAGTACCAGCGTCTACAAAGTTAAGAGACGTTGCTTATGAAGAATTAAACGGTAAATTAATACCAGTTAACGAATATAAACCAAATTCTTTTGAATACAGTGCAACAAATCCTAACGCACTTAGTGGTGACGCTAAAGGTAAAGACGAGATTGGTAATACTACCGATGTTGAAGAAAGATCAAGATTAGTAGCTGTTAACAATTATAAAGATACTAATACATATCCAGACCCAACTGTGGTTTAATTTTTTTTAATTATGCTTATTATTGAACAAAACGAAAACGAAAAATTGTCCTTATTACGTCAAGCAATTGAAGATAAGGTAGAAATTTCGTTTTGGTATAGAGGTGTTAAAGTTAGCGACCCCAAAAATAAGAGATACACCAAACAAAACTGGAGATTTGCTCAACCGACTGATTTAGGTAAGAGTAAAGGCGAAGGTAATAGATGGATGTTAAGAGCTTATCAAAAAAGTGGGGCTAGCAACACTAATAATAAAGCGTGGAAAACATTTTTAGTAGATGAAATGAATAATATAACTCTATTAAATAGCGATAATAAGGCATACATATTACAAAAGTATGGTTATTTCGAAAAACCAGACGGATCTGGTTTCAATTTAAGTGGGGATAAAAAAATGGTTAATGATAAACCAGAAATTAAAATAGATATAAACAAAAAAAGACCTGAAAATAAACCAGAACAAAAACCAGTGGAACCTCAAGCACAAGGAGAACCTAAAGGACAAAATGTCCCAGAGAACCCAAATGATAAGGAACCAATAACTGAACATAGTTCTGGATTCTTAAAATGGATATATAACATATATGAGTAATCAAGATAAAGCTGCGTTACTAGCGCAAGGAATCGCTAAAGCAAGAATGGTAATGGAAAAAGTTGAAGCCAATACTGGTGGTAAAATGGCCCAAGATAGAGGTATGGGTTCTATGCCCGCATCAAGAGAAATTTATTCCGATAATTATGAGGAGCGTGAGCCAGAGTACTTAACTGAGGAACAAGTTGCTGCCAGAACAAGAAATGCCGCTGGTAATGTACCAAAAAATACTATGAGAAACCTATCAACATCAAAAATGCCTAAAGAAATATTACAATCGTTTATGGAAAACCCAATTGTTGACCCTACAATGCCTGTTGGGATGGATAATTTAATGGAACAAATCGCCAAAACGCAACCTAAAACAAAACAAATTGAGGAAATAACTCAACCAAGATCCACTGCACCAAATCAATCAGCACCAATGTTAACAATGGATAAAGATTTGATTGAATATATTATCAAAAAAACCGTTGAGACTGTTCTTGAAGAACAAGCTAAAAAAACAAGTATCGATGAAAACTTCCAAATTAAAATAGGTAACAAAATATTTGGTGGTAAATTAAATGTTTTAAAGGAAAATAATAATAAAACAACTAAAAAGTAAAAACATGCACGTAATTAAATTTTGTAAAAACAAATGCTGTCCAGTTATTGAGGTTCAAGAAAACGCAATCGTATTGGGTGATAAAGAAGGACCAGAAGGTATAACAACATGGACTAAAAACCAATTTGCTGACTTTGTTGAAGCAGCTAAAGAAGGTAAATTTGACGAAATAGTTAATATTGAAAACAACTAATTGTTAAATTTTTAACAAAAAACTAATGATGGGAGATTTAATATCTCCCATTTTTTTATACATTTGTGGTATGAATGTGATAAAAATTGTGCGTGGTGTAAAGCTTATGATAATATGATTAAAATAAATGTTATTAAATAAAAATTATTTTATAATATATTTTGATTTTTGATTAATTTTTATTATTATTATGAAAATATAATTAACTTATGGGTAAAATTAATATACTAGTACAACCAAATGACCGAGCTGGTTCAGGTAAATATAGATGTGTGGATCCACATGTAACCTTACAGAACAATAACCCTCAAGATTTTTTTGTTGAAATTAATGAAAATGTTAATTTTAATGATGATAATTATTTGAAAAAATTTGAGTTATTCTTTTTCCATAGAGCTCCAGGTGGTAATTATTTACAGGGTGTTGAAATTATTAAAAAAATTAAATCTTTTGGTGGTAAGGTTATCATCGATTTAGATGACCACTGGAATTTAGACCCATCACATGGTTTATATCAAACATCAAAAAAGAATGATATACCTCTTCATACTATTAATATCATAAAAGAAGCTGATCTGGTGACAGTATCAACACACTTCTTACAAAAAGAAGTTTTAAAACACAATAAAAAATGTGTTATTTTGGCTAACGCAATAAACCCAAATGAAACACAATTTAAACCAACACCTAGTGAGTCCGATAAGTTAAGATTCGGTTGGTTAGGTGGTTCCTCACACGTTAAAGATATTGAATTATTAAAAAGCATACCTCAAAAATCAAATGGATGTGGTGATAAAATGCAAATTGTGTTATGTGGTTACGATACAAGAGGTGTTGTTAGGGCTTTAAATCCGCAAACAGGTGAAATGATGGAAAGAGATATGCAACCTGTTGAAACAACTTGGTTTATGTATGAAATATTCCTAACTGACCATTTTAAAACAATTAAAGATCAGGAGTATGTTAAACATTTAATGAAATTCGATTCGACATTAAATTACGATGATAAAAATATGCCATATAAAAGAGTATGGACCAAACCTATTGATACATATGCAAAAGGTTATAATGAGTTTGATGTTGCTTTAGCCCCATTAAATGATAGTTCTTTTAATAAATACAAATCTCAATTAAAGGTAATTGAAGCTGGGTTCCATAAAAAAGCTATAATCGCTCAGAATTATGGACCGTACACCATTGATTTGGTTTCTGCAATTGAAAAGGGTGGTGGGTTTAACTCAAAAGGTAATTCTTTATTAGTAGATTCAAATAAGAACCACAAACAATGGGTTCAACATATCAAAAGATTAATTGATAACCCAAATCTTGTTAAAGATCTTGGAGAAAAATTATATGAGACTGTTAAAGACAAATATGATATAAATTACGTAACAAAATTAAGATCTGAAATATATAAAACATTAATATAACATGAACGACAAATTAGGAAATTTAGATATGGGTGAACTTTTTGATGATGAAATGAAAAGTGAATTGGATAGCATATTAAAACAAACTCAGAACATGATGGGTGATTGGGATTATGACCCAGCTTCAATGTCAATTAAGTTAAAAGTGTCTTTTATTAACAAATCAAATAACCCTGACCCAACCTATGAAAAGGAAGGCGATAGTGGTTTTGATATTAGAGCTTTTATTGATGAACCAATTGAAATTGAACCAGGTTGTAGAACCTTAATAAAAACAGGTTTATATTTTGAAATACCTTATGGTTATGAATTACAAGTTAGATCTAGAAGTGGTTTAGCTTTAAATAACGGTGTTGTTGTTTTAAATAGCCCTGGTACTGTTGATTCTGGATACAGAGGTGAGATTGGTGTTATTCTATACAATACAGATAAATTAAACCCTTTTTATGTAGATAATGGTGATAGAATTGCACAAGGTGTTATCGCTGCTGTACAAACAATGGGTAAAACAAAATTTATAAAAACTGATACACTATCAAGTAGTGATAGAGGTTCTGGTGGTTTTGGTTCAACTGGTGTTAGTTAATGATAGTATTTAAAGACCAAATAAGAGCTTATAAAGCGATCACACCTGATATTTTAAACCAAATAGAATATAAAACTGTTTGGTCTGGTAAAAGAATTGAGGTTGGTGATAAAGTTTTGTATGCGTTTGTGTACCCTTTAAATTCAGAGGATTATAAATTAGCTACATTTCTTGAGCGTGAACTTGATGAGGTTAATCAAATGTTTACGTTCATTCAAACAATAAAAGGTATTATACCAGTGTTAAAATATAAAAATGATAATCTTGTAAGAGATTTAATCATAGAAGAAGAGAATGAGTTATAAAATTAGTGTTGTTTTCTCAACAAGAAAAATAGATGAAAATTTTATTGAGCATGTTAAGAAAACATGTATACATAAAGGTGTTGAGGTTTTGCCGTATGAAAATAACGGTGAGTATTCTTTAACAGAAATATATAATAAAGGTTTAAACGATGCGTCAAGTGACATAGTTGTTTTTTGTCACGATGACATATTATTTGAGACAAAAAATTGGGGTGAAAAAGTTTTAAAAGCTTTTGAAAAAAACCATGAATATGGTATCCTTGGTGTTGCTGGTACTGATCATATGATTAGTGGTAGGTGGTGGCAAATACGTAATGCCATGTATGGTACTGTTAAACATACTGACGGTACTAATGTTTGGGTAAGTAAATATTCTCAAAACTATGGTAACGAGTTAAAAGAAATGGTTGTTATTGACGGTTTATTTATTGCTGTTAATAGAACTAGGATAAAAACTATTTTTGATGATCGATTTAAAGGTTTTCATTTTTATGATATATCATTTTGTTTATCGAACCATGTTAACGGTATAAAAATAGGTTTAATCTCAAATATTTTAATATTACATAAATCCGTTGGTCAAGTTAATGAACAATGGGGTGAAAATAAAACTTTATTTGAAGAAATATATGGTAATCAATTACCAATATGTTTGAATGATAAAACAAAACATATAATCTTTGATAAAGAATTACCAAAGATCGACATGCATGTTCTTTGTTGGAATGAAGAAAAGATAATACCTTATTTTTTAAAACACTATGAGAATTTTGTTAGTAATATTTATGTTTATGACAATATATCAAATGATAATAGTGTTAAATTATTAAAGTCACACCCAAAAGTTACGGTAATACCATATGATACTAATGGTGAAATTAGAGATGATATTTATTTACAAATAAAAAATAACGCGTGGAAAAACTCAACGGATAAAGCTGATATCGTTATTGTGTGTGACATGGATGAATTTTTATATAGTAATGATTTAAAAAAATCAATCAATAAATTTTATGAAAGTGATGCGACTGTTATTAAACCAACTGGTTATGATATGGTTGTAAACGATTTCCAATTTAATCATGGTGATAAATTAACTAATCTTGTTAAAACTGGGTATAAAAATAACCTTTTTGATAAATTAGTTATGTTTAAAACAAAAAATATAACGGAAATAAATTATAATGGTGGTTGCCATGTTGCAGCACCTAGGGGTGATAAAATTAAATTATTTGAAGGTGAATTTTTACTTTTACACTACAAAAGACTCGGTTTAAAATATTTTTTAAATAAAATGTCTGATTATAAAAAAAGGTTAAGTGAATTTAATAAAAAACATAAACTTGGTTATGAATATGAATTTAATAGTGATAAACACACCGAAGATTTTAATAAATCTTTAGGTAAAATATCTTATGTCATCTAATTCATAACTATTTATATTAAATAAAATACTATATGGGATTTTTTAGGATTAAAAAAATAATAAAAGATAATGATAATAATCAGGTTGATTATAATATAACAAAAGGTTTTATAAAAGAGGAAAGGTTAGGATTACCTGAAACACCAAAAAAAACAACAATAAGAAAAAGTTATACAGCTGGAAATAAAATTGAACCAAATACGGAAAAAATATCAGTGATAATTAAAAAAGGTAGTTATTCTGTTGACGTTAAAAAAATTTTTAAAGAAAAAGATATTTCTGTTGATACTGTTACTTCTGTTGATACTGTTACTTCTTTTGATACTGTTACTTCTTTTGATACTGTTACAGCTCTCGAACCTACAGAAGAAAAAATAAAAAAAAGAAAATACGGTATGAATGGTTGTGTTTTTTCAAAAACAATTGGATCCAACGGAAGATTAGGTAATCAATTATTTCAATTTGCTGCGATATATGGCTATGCCATGGATAATAATAAAAAATATTCGGTATCAAATTGGGTTTGCGCTCGCTCTGGTAAAGATTTTAAAAAATATTTTAACGGACCGCTTATATCAACACCTATTAACGATGAAGCGGTGGAAATAAATTATATTGAAACAGATTTTGATTATAACGAAATACCGTATATTAAAGAAAATCTTAACATATGTGGATATTTCCAATCTGAATTATACTTTAAAAAATATACTGATGATGTAATTGATATATTACAACCATCTATTGATTTACATTTAGATTTAAGGATAAAATATTCAAACATTAATTTTAAAAAAACAGCTTCATTACATGTTAGAAGAGGGGATTACCTATCTTTAGGTAGTTTTTATAATCAATTAACAATTGATAATTATTATACTAAAGCTATAGAAGAGTTAACAAAAAATGGGGTTGAGGATATATTAATATTCTCAGATGATATAAAATGGTGTAAAGAAAATTTTAAAGGTGATAACTTTTATTTTTCTGAAGGGAACTCAGAAATAGAAGATTTATTTTTAATGAGTTTTTGTTCACACAATATAATAGCGAACTCAAGTTTTTCGTGGTGGGGAGCTTTTTTAAATAAAAATAAGGATAAAATTGTTATAGCACCAAAAAAATGGTGGGGTGTTATTAATAATATGAATGAAAATACCATAATACCAGAAACATGGGTGAGATTATAGATTTAAAAGACACCACATTCATTATACCGATAATGATAGATAGTCAAGACAGGGTTGATAATTTAACTATTAACTTAAATTTCTTAGCTAAAAATTTTAACACAAATGTTATTATTTTTGAATTAAAGAAACCAGGTTATAATGTTGTTGACAACATTATAAAAAAATTGGTAAAAAACAAATTAAAAATTACGTATCTTTATGAGGTGGTTGAATTAACAAATGAAAGACCAGAAATAATTTTTCATAGAACAAAATACCTTAATATGATGCTTAATATGGTTAAAACAGATTTTGTTGTTAACTATGATGTTGACGTTTTATTAAACCCATTAGATTATGTTTTATGTGTTAATAAGTTAAAAGATGATTGTGATGTGGTTTATCCGTATTTTTTTGGTTTATCACAAAGAGCTGTATTAAATAGTGGTAAGAATAAATTATTAGAATCCTTTGATCTTAATTTATTAACAGAAAATGATTACAAACTAAACCAAAATCGTTTTGGTTTGGCCCAATTCTTTAAAACTAGTGTTTACATTGAAGGTGGTATGGAAAATGAACATTTTATATCATACGGACCAGAAGATTTTGAAAGAGCTCATAGGTTTAAAGTTTTAGATTATAATGTTGAGTGGGCTGATATTTATATATACCATATTGAACATAGTAGAGGTGATAATAGTAGTAATAAAAACCCATATTTTAGTAAAAATAATGAGTTATATAGTAGTCTTAATGGTTTAAATAAAAAAGAGCTAAAAATGTATTACGATACTATTGATTATAAGAATTTATATAAAAAAAATGGGTGATAAGATAAATTTTCAGAAGATTAATTTTAAATATATTAATCTAAAAAGTAGGGTGGATAGAAAAAATCGTGTTGACGCGTATTTAAAAAATAACGGTATTATTGCTGAAAGATTTGATGCGATAAAAGATTTTAGTAATTGTAATATTAATTTTGGTAAAAATTATAATGATGGAACTAAAGGTTGTTTTTTATCACATTATAATATCATAAAAGAATATGACAGTAATAAAGTATTGGGAATACTAGAGGATGATATTGTTTTATGTAGCGATTTCACCGAAAGATTTAAATATATTGAGGATAATTTTAACCTTGATTGGGATATGTTTTTCTTATCATCATTTTATCATTTAAACGATGATAAAAATAGACACCATGAAACTGGTGATTATGAATTTAGTGGGATTAAATATATCCATAGAACATACGGGTCATTTTGTACGCACTCATATTTAGTTAACCCAAAATCAAAAGAAAAAATATTAAGATTAATGGAAGAGAACGTTCATAAATCAAACGCTCTCGACCACCTGTATATACTAATACAACACCAATTAAATGTTTTTGCAATAACGCCTGGTATAACAACACAACTAGGTGATCATAGTGACATAACAAACAGTATGTTAGACCATACAGATTATTTCACAAAGGTACTTGGCCAACATTGTTATGTTGATAAATTGAGTGAATTTAATTACGATGAATACTTTAAATATAAAATAACAAAATAAAATTATGAAAGATATAGCTAAAAACATAAAAAAATACTATTTTAATAACGATGGCTTAAAATATGTGATAAATAATTTTGATTACTTAACAACCGAATACCATATTTCAAGTGATGAATATATAGACGCTTCTGGTGTCTACGTTTTAATGAAAAGGGTTATTGATCTTATGGATAAAGATAAGGTTGTTATTGACATAGGTGGTAATTGCGGTTTAACATCAATCCCATTTTGTTTAAATGGTTATGAGGTTTATACATTTGAACCGATTAAAATGAATGTCGATTTAATAGAGATGAATAAAATCGAAAATAAATGTGATAACTTAAATATAGTACCATACGCTCTAAGTGATAAAACAAAAGAGGAGATAATATATATACCGTATTGTTCTGATAACACATCTTTTAACAAAGACGTAGCTGTTAGTAATATGAATGATAAGAGTATATGTGTTGAAGAAACCGTTAATTGTATAACATTTGATGAATGGTTAGAAAATAACGGGCAAATAAATATCGGGTTTATAAAAATAGATGTGCAAGGTCACGAAAAGAATGTTCTAGAAGGTATGGTTAATTTTCTATCAAATTGTAATGACGTTTATCTTTTTATTGAATGGGATGGAAACCACACAATGATGTCTGGTAATACACTAGAAGAAATGGAATCGCTATTAAATCGTACTGGGTTTAATGAAAAAAACCTATTCAATAGGGATCTATATGATGATAAAATTTTTTATAAAAAATAAAACATAAAAAAATATGAGTACAAGACAAACAAAACCAACAACAAAAAAAACAAGAAAAAAATTAACATCTGAAGAAGAGTTTGAAGCTCTTGAAGATATGAACCGTGCACATGCTGGTAATGTATTAGATAAAATGAAGGTTGATATTAAGTGTAAAACCCAAAATCAAAAGAAACTCATTACTGAGATAAAAGATAAAGAGATTGTTATTTGTTCGGGACTCCCAGGTACAGGGAAAACTTTTTTATCTTGTGCTGTAGCTTTAGAACTTCTTAAAAGTGATCCTAGATACCGAAAAATTGTCATTGTTAAATCAGTAACAACTTTAAAAGATGAGGAAATTGGGTTTTTAAAAGGTACCATGAAAGAAAAGATGGAACCGTTTATGTACTCTTTTATGCATAATTTTGAAAAAGTAATTGGTAAACATAGTGTTGAGCTTTTAAGAGCCAATAACATGATTGAAGAAATGCCAATTGCGTATATGAGGGGTATTAATATTGATAACTCAATCACAATTATCGATGAGGCTCAAAACATATCTATTGATAATATTAGAACTATCATGACCAGACTTGGTGAGAATTCTAAAATGATATTTTTAGGGGATGAAAATCAGATTGATATGAAAAAGAAGGGTGAAAGCTCTTTGAATTTCATCATCCAAAAATTTAGTAATTTTGATGAGGTTGGTACAGTAACATTAGGTGAAGATGATGTCGTTAGAAACCCATTGATCAAAAAAATAGAAAAAATATTTAACGAAAGTAAAATGTAGACTTTATTTTAAACCAAAATTGTGTTATTTTTATATAAAAAAATGATAACATGGTAATAGGTATTACAATAAATAACATTTTAAGGGAACACATTAGTAAACTAAAGGATTTATATGAATTTGAGTTTGAAAAAGAACCCATTTTACCTATAAATCCTTTTGATTTATCTAAATCATTCCCAGATATTGAAGGTGAGATTGTCGACACTAATTTTGAGGTTGGTAAAGAATTAGAGTTATCTGAAAATAAAAAAGATAATTCATTTAACCTGAGTAAATTCATGTATGAAGATGCGTGTTTTGAGGTATTTGGTCGAGTTGAGGAAAGTCAACCTGGTATCATTAAACAAGTATGTGATTTCTCTAACAAAAATAAAATCAAAATCGTATTATTAAATAATGAAAGCCAAAGATCTAAATCAGCTACATTATTCTTCCTAAGTAAAAACTATTATAATTTAGAACAGATAATCTTTCCAAGCAAATGGAAAGATTTTTGGTCGTATTGTGATATCTTGGTTACCGATAACCCTAAGTTATTAAAAAACAAACCAAAAGATAAAATATCTATAAAACATAAAAACGATTTTAATGTTGATATTAAATCGGATTATACTATAATTAACATTGAAGAATTATTTAAAATTTTAAAAAAATTAAAGAAAGAACAAAATGGAAAAAACTAACGAAATAGTTAAAAACATTGAGTCGGCTATAAGCAAGATTCAAAACAAAGAACAAAAAATTGTTTTTTTGGTGCCAGACACCAAAGGTAACGCTAAATCAAGCGTTATCCACCTCTATAAACAAGCGTTAACACTTAAAAATTTAGGTTATAGTGTTAGTATGTTACATGAGAAAAATGACTACATTAAAGTTGGTTCATGGTTGACACCAGAATGCGATGAATTAGAACATTTATCAATTGAAGATAACAATCTTGTTGTTGGGGCTTCTGATTTTATCATAGTACCAGAAGTGTATGGTAACGTATTTGAACAAATTAATAAAATGCCTTTAGAAAAGGTTATTTACATACAATCATTTGATTATATGCTTGAAGCTTTCGCACCTGGTAAATCTTGGGTTGATTTAGGTGCTGAAGAATGTATAACAACGTCAAACTCACTTAAAACATTGATTGAGGATACGGTTCCAGTTGTAGATGTTCAATTTATCGAACCATCGATTTCAGATAAAACGTTTACTTTAAACGATAAACCACAAAAACCTATTATTGCTATCTATTGTCGTGAGGCTAGAAAAGCGGCAAAAATTATCAAATCATTCTATTTGAAATACCCTATTTATAGATTTGTTTCATTTAAAGATATGCATACAATGCCACAAGATACTTTTGCTAATAACTTAAAAGAATGTTGTGTTTCTATATGGATTGATGATGATTCGTCATTCGGTAGATACCCAGTTGAATCTATTAAGTGTAATGTACCTGTTATTGGTAAAGTACCTAATATTATCCCAGAATGGATGACAGATGAAAATGGTGTTTGGGTTTATGATGAAAATCAAATACCCGAAATTTTATCTAGTTACATTAAAAATTGGTTAGAAGATACTTTACCAGAGAATTTATTAAATGTCGCAAAAACAGTTGAAAATAAATACACTGAAGAAGTTTTTGAAAAGAATACTAAAGAGGTTTATGAATACCTTTTCAATAAAAAAATCTCGAAATTAGAAACAATAAAAGAAAATTTTAAAAAAGAAGTAGAACAAAATGAGCAAAACTAATTTAACAGTTATAATCCCAGTACACTCAGTTGCTGATATTGGGAAACAAAAATTTGATGATTTATTCGATATCGCATTATCGTCTATTAGTAGAAATGAGGTTAAACCAGAAAAGGTTTTAATTGTAAGATGCAATTGTATTGAAGTTGACGCTAAATTAGAGTCAATTGATTTAACAAAATATGATTTAAATATTGAAATCATAACAAATGATGGTGATACTGATTACCAGAGCCAAATAAATTACGCGGCTAAGCATGTTAACACCGAATACATGTCAATTTTGGAGTTTGATGATGAGGTATCAAAAACATGGTACAGTAATGTTAAAACACATGTTGCGGCCTACCCAGAAGTTGATATGTTTTTACCTATTGTTAATGATGTTTCTGAGGACAACAACTTTATAGGTTTATCAAATGAAGCTATTTGGGCTTATAATTTTAGTGAATCACTTGGTAATGTTGATTTAGAGTGTTTATTAGAATACCCGAATATCAACCCTTGTGGTATGGTTATTAAAACAGCTATTTTTAACGAGATTAATGGGTTTAAACAAATCAAATTAACATTCAACTATGAGTTTTTACTACGTTTTCATAAAAACGGTTACAAGTCAATGGTTATCCCGAAAATCGGTTACAAACACGTTAATATGAGGGAAGAATCGTTGTTCTGGTTATATAAAAACAGTGAAGCTGTAGAATACAAAATGGACCCTAAACAAGCATTATTTTGGATGGAAACAGCTAAAAAAGAATATTTATTTAACGATGATAGACATATAATATATGAGGAAAATGAGGTTATTGAGTAATGGCAAAACAGAAAAAAGATCGCAACTACTATGGTGTAGACCAAGAAAAAGCGGTGGTTATGTTTCTGGAATCCGAAACAGTTGCTGAACGAGAAAAAATTTATAGAGAGTTTTTACAAGAACCTATCAACACAATGATAGAAAGTATTATCAGAACTTATAAATTATACAGACAATCATACGAATTCCACGATTTACACGCTGACACGCTATCATTCTTGATGACAAAATTTGATAAATTTAAACCTGAAAAGGGTAAAAGATCATTTTCGTACTTTGGTACAATATGTAAAAATTATCTTTTCGGTGAGATGGTCAAAGAATATAAGAAAAAAACAACTGTTGTTGATATCGATGAATCAGAAAATGATTTACAAAAAAGAGATGATTTAATATATCGTATTGATAATGAAGATCTTGATCTAACTTTTTTTATTGAAACTTTAACCGCGAATATAAAGGACGAATTAAAATCAGATGATTTAAATGACAACGAATTTAAAGTTGGACATTCGTTAGTAAAGATACTTGAAGAGTGGCGTGAATTATTTTCACAAGTTAATGAGGGTAAAAACTCACCAAAATTCAACAAAAACCTAATATTACTATATATCCGTAATATGACTGGCCTAAATACAAAGGAAATTAGGAATAGTATGAAAAGATTTAAGTCATTATATCGTATTTTTAAAGATAATTATTTAGATACTTGATATTTATATTAAATAATATTTATTATGGTACCAAAAAAGAAAAAAGTTGACGTTTCGGAAGATAGCATGAAAGAGCTTATGCAAGAAACTTATAATGAAATTGTTGATGAAAGAAATAGGGCTTTAAGCGCTTATAAAAAATTTACAAAAGATATTAACGAAAATTCTGATATTGCTTTAGTTGGTAAGATTACAAATGATTTATTGAAAATAATCGATTCATCTATTGAAAAAAAACTAAGGTTAATTAAAATCCAAGGTGATATTCTATATAAATCTGGTAAGTCATCCGATGCATCTAGCGCTGGTAATATGACGATTACTGATGAGGATAGAAAATGGGCTGAAGATTTTATTAAAAAACAAGCAACTACAAGCGGATCGGATACAAACGAAAAAGAATATGAATAATAATGAGTTCACAAAGCGAAATATTTTCAAGATATAGGTCACTGGTGGTTTCTAATAAACAGAAACCATATGCTACCGATGCACAAAAAAAATTAGATAAATTAGAATTTGTCGACTTTTTAGTTGAGTTGGTTAAATCAACCAGAGGTCAAAAAGAGTTTAAAAGTTTAATATTAAAAGGTAGTCTATCCCAATTAAAAAAATTTGATGAAATCAACAAAGTTATTGTTGATAATTTTATCGCTTTATTTGGTTGTGATAGTAATTTATTTATACCTCAAAAATATACAACATTAGCGGTTGGTGGTGTAGAAATGACCAAACAAGAGATTGATTCTTTTGGGTTATTAAATATTGACCCTGATAGTAAGTCGGGTAAGTTAATGTATGAGGGTAATGATATTACCAAACATGTAAATTATTTTTTTAGTAAATCACAAAACGCGACAATTGACTCGCCATTAGAATTAAAAAAAGATAATAGAGTATTATTTACTTTACACGCAAAAGACCCGTCAACATTTGTATTTAAATTCGGTGAATTTTATTCAAAAAAACAATTTTCAATCTTTTTAAATGACTATTTAGCTGTTGTAACACCAGTGTTTAATTTCCCTAATTTTATGTCCATATTAATGGATATATTGACAGGATCAGTTTCAACTAAAGCAAAACTAAACAAAAAAATCATAGTTAAACAAAGTGCTTTAATTAAAGGGTTAAAAAAAATGTTTGGGTTTTGTAATGAGGATGATAATGGAATGCCAGATGCGTCAAATAAAAGTTTTTTAGATAAAGAATTTAAACCATCAGATGCGCAAAAAAATGGTGATGGTATTTTAAACTCTGACGCTGATTTTGATAATGTTTTTAATTTTAATAATAAAGAGTTAGATGATATTGAAAACACTGGTAATCTTAGGGCAAACAACTTTTTAAGATTTTCTTCATGTGGTAATCTGGATGTTGGTATAAACCCAGATGATATCATAAATTCTTTAGAAGAATTATTTAATAATAGTCAGGGTGATAGATTAATTTTCCCTAATGAAAACCCACAAAATGTTGTACCGCAAGAAAATGCTAGTACAATAGATAATTCTAAAAAAATACCAAATTTAGACCAAGCGTCTGATATATTAGATAAAGCTTTAAAAAACGGTATTAACGATGTTGTTAATTCAGGTGAAATAGACGCAGCAATTAATTTACCTAATATAAATGCTGAGATTCAATTAAATATTTTAAAGGCTATACCATATGCTATTATGCAAATGATTATAACACCTAAATTATTGGTGGTACCTAAATTATATTTAGTTTTAAAAGATGATAACACAAAAAAATCACCAGAAGAGATGATATCTTTTATGAAACCTTTAATTAAAAAAATAGGTAGTTTTATCACGGATTTATTAATTAAAAATATTTTTAATCTAGTAAAAAAAGATTTACTTAATTTAGCAAAAAAGATTAGTGCTGATTTCTTAAAACAAAGAGGACTTGATTACATCTCATCATTAAAAAGTCTATTATCACTTTTAAGTGCTTTAAAAGGTTTTAAAGTTGGTGGATGTCAATCAATAATTGAACAAATATTACGCTTATTAAAACTATTAAACGTAGCACCGATGCCACCTATGCCACCACCATTAGTTTTATTGGGTGGTGCATTAAAACCAGGTTTAAATCAAATCGCTATGGTTAATGATTTAAAATCAAGCTTAAGCGATAAAGGTATTGAGACGGCTGCAACGTTTCCAGATGGAACACCAAATCATCTTATGATTGCTTTGGAAGAAAGTATGAAAACTATGGTTAGCCATATAAAAACAAATTCAAAAATTGAAGTAACCACTGTTGGTGTTGGTTTTACAACAGGCTTCGGACAAATGCAATAAAATATGAATAATCCAAAACTAAAAGAAATTTTTGAAAACGTTGATAAAAAATCAAATAAAGATTTGGCAACGCTATTACACGCTTTAAAAAATGATTTTGAAGGTGTTAAAGAAACTGTTTTAAGATTAACAACGACCATGGAAGAGGTTGAAGTTACATATGAAAAAGTCTATAATGAATTAAAACAAAGACTAAAATTCGAAGATAAAGATGAAAGCTGATTTTAGTTTAGGTATTTGTTTTAATAATAGTGATCCGTTAAATTTCGGTAGAATACTTGTTGTTTCTTACGAAGAATATAAGGAACATGTTTCTTATTCATCTATTGAGAATGCAATTGATTTATTGAACATAAATTCAATAAAATATGATAAATGGAGTGATAGTGGTGTTGGTGCTAAAACCAGAGATCCGCATGTTGTAACCCCATTTTTACCAAATCAAATATCGGTTATACCTAAACCTGGTCAGGTTGTTAGATTAATTAGATTTGATGACGGAACTGTAAATTATATTGGCCCTGTAACACAAAATCCTTTAAAACTAAACACAACATATTTTGAGGAAAATAGTAGGAGAAAATTTTCCGTATCTAACGACATTTCAAATAGCGTTAACGATGCGGTCTTTTCTGGTTTTAACAATGAGCAAGTTTCTTTAGGTAATGATAGGATTCTACTTAGGTTAGATCATTTAGATAGTCAAGCTAGAAAAAAAACATATCCAGTGTTTCAATTATCAAAGTTTACAAAAACAATAAATTACACTGTTAAAGATGTTACTGAAACAACTAAACCAGATGTTTTTTTAGATTATATGATTGAAATAACATTTGATTATACCAGAAAAGAAGCTCTTGATAGTAAGAATATTATATGTAGTATAAACCTATATAGTACTTTGGAACTTATAAGCACCAAACAAAACAATACTTCAAAAATTGTTAAAGGTTTGATGAAAAAAGATTATAATAGGTTTAAAAATTATACATCTGGTGTGAATAATAACCAGTATGTTGTTAATCACACGCTAGAGTTTAATGATGTTGAATCAATAGATAAAACCATTGAAGATATTATTTCCGCTTATAAGACAAAAAAAATTAAATTTTATAACCCACAAACAATTGGTTCACAAATAATCGAATCTGAAAATAATATTATAAACCTGGTTAATAGAATACCTTTCAGATCTAATAGTTCTGGAGCTAATCACGATACAACAGACGAGGTTGCTGATTTAAAAAACTTTGTTGTCAGAATAAATCCGAATAATAGAGATACATATACAACCCCGAGTGCTGATTTACAAAACGAACTTGGTATACCAGCAACACAACCAACGGATTCAACATCACTAAATTATGTTAGGTTTAAAGAATTTAACGGTTTTATACGTAAAATTAGGAAATATGACAATGATAGATTCTTAGGTGATCAGGAATTGCAAGCACCTATTACAACAACAACTAAACAAACACAATCCACGGTAAATGATAAAGAAGTTACCGTAAACGTTAACTACGCTGATAAATTTTTATTTTTAAGTAGCTTAAACTCAAGAGATTATCTTGAAAGTGCTAATGATGGTATGAGTAAAGAAACAATCTCTAAATTTTTATCAAATCTTTCTTCGGACGATACTAATAGAAGTTATGAAACTTATGGTTTTGTTAGAGGTGAAAAAATACTAGATTTAGTAGATCAAATATTATCACTTTTCTTATCCCACGGGCATTCAATCGGGCAATCTGAAGGTTCTTTAAGTAAAAATGCTGTGGAATCGGTTAAAAATTTAAGAGGACAAATTGCTCAAGAAATAAATGGAAATACAACAAATTCCACGACAAAGATAATTAATCATAACTTACGTATTAATTAAAATATTTATTACTATGGGTATATACAGAACATATTTTGATAAAAACAACACTATTGTTAAAGATAGTAACGTTAATACTGGCAGAAACCAAGTGTCAGAGCTATATTTTGGTGATCTCATCAGTAGGTTTTTGTTTTATTGCTCATTTGATGAGGTTATAAATCTTGTAAACTCTGGTGTTATAAATCCAAACGGTAACGTGAAACATATTTTAACAATCAAAAATACAAGTAATTTTGATATTAAAGATATATTGAGTATCGACAATAATTTAATGTTCGGTAGTTATTTTAGACCAACCTCATTTGATCTTGAATTACATGATGTTAACGAACTATGGGATGAGGGTAATGGTTATGATTTTGTTACTGGAATTCAATCATTCCCACAAAACATTGAATATATTTTAGGACCATCAAATTGGATACCT